GGGTCCCTGCGGCCTTGTTGTTATGTCAATATTTACATAACAACAATTAGGTAAACACTATTATAATGTAAAGAAGCGGTTGGAATATATTATGTTCCAGCCGCTTCCTAATTATTTTCTTTACATAATTATTTGTAGCTTTAGTAAATTCTAAATCTACAAGTTATGTGTAAAACGAATAAATCCATCTCGGAAATTATCGATGCATATCGATGTGAATTGATTGACAGAGGTTATAGTCAGGGAACTTTTTATGATTATTCGAAAATCTGTCGTATCATACAAAAATGGTGGGATAAAAAAGGTCTTAAAGAATTTAACGAAGAAAATGCCTTCCAATTTTGTGACGAATTTATAGGGACACGTTATCTGGCCCCATCTTTAACATCAGAACAGAGGCGTAAACTGCGGGTTATTCGAATGCTTCTGTCGATATATAGAGATGAAGATTTCGAAAATTATACACCCTCTCACCAAAAAATTTTTAAGACAAAACTTGGTGATGTCTTTTATCCGTATATCGACTGGTGCATATCGACACTCAAATTCACACCGTCCACAGTGGAAACCCACAAACGGGTTGCAACTAAATTCGATTCTTTTTTATGGGCACGAGGAGTTAATTTGGCGGAAGTCTCATCATCGCTTTTTGAAGATTTTATTACGTCCGAATCAAAATCCAACCGAGTAAGGTACAAAGGCGTTCTTCGCAACATTTACCGATACCTGTATGAAACAGGTATTACGAAAGGGGATTTATCAATATTCATACTCAAAGAGCCTTATATTCGTGCTGCATCAAAGCTGCCTACAACATATACCGAAGAAGAAATTAAAAATCTAATCTCATCCGTTGACAGAAGTACACCGTTGGGGAAACGGAATTATCTTATTTTACTATTGGCTTCAGAATATGGTATGAGAGCATCGGATATCCGGAGTTTGAGTTTGAAACACATCGATTGGGAATCGAACACGATATTGTTTAACCAACAAAAAACAGATATTCCGGTTTCTTATCCTCTTATTCCGTCTATCGGTAATGCCATTATTGAATATTTGAAATACGGACGGCCTCCGGGTGGAGATGATGTGATTATTGTACGACATGACTCTAAACGTAAAGGGTTACGGCTTTCATCCGGCGGGATTTATTCCATAGTGGAAGGCGCTTTTAAGAATTCGAATATTTCGAATTGGCAGAAAAAGAAACATGGTCCTCATTCTCTTCGGCATAGCTTTGCTTCAAATCTGTTAAAGCATGGAGCTGGATACTATATAATCAGTATGACCATGGGGCACAGTTATGCTGAAACAACCAAAACATATTTGCAAATCGACTTTGACCAATTAAGAAAATGCAGTTTACAGATTCCAGTTGTACGCAGTATCTATTATAACCATATGGCATATTAAGGAAAGGAGGTGGCATATGGGTAGACCTAATTATTATTCAGCCTTTGCAGAACATATTTCCAAGTTCTTAGATTATAGAGAGAATAGCGGGATAAAATATATGTATCCGGATTATGTGCATCTCAAGAACCTCGATAACTTCTTTATCCAAGAAGGAATTACGAACATCTCTTTTTCCAGAGATCAAGCCGTCAAATGGAAACAACAACTTGAGAATGAATCAAAAAGCACACAATATGACAGAATTAATATAACAAAACGATTTTTTGAATATCTGTTCATACAAGGATTTCCGGTATTCCAATTTAAAGACATCAAACACCCTAAATCAAAATTCACTCCTCATATTTATACGGACGAAGAAATTGAAAAATATTTCGTTGCATTGGATCGATATGAACCGATAAAAAATAGAAAGCATAAGATCCAATTACCTGTATTATTCAGAATTATGTTATGCTGTGGAACACGTATGACCGAAACGATAAAGATTCAGAAAAAGGATGTCGATTTAGATGCAGGTATCATAAAATTATCCGAGACTAAAAACTCAAAACAGCGTTATGTGGTTATGTCCGACAGTTTAATAGAACTTATGAGAGCATTTGCCGACAAAACGTTCTACGCTTTATTGGATGATGACTATATATTCTCCTCTTTATACGGCAAGAATATTTCTGCTTCAACAGTTGCGGCAATACATCACGATATTCTTCGGCATGCAGGCATACCGAATAGAGGTAGTGGACGATACGGAAAACGAGTGCATGATTGGCGCCACACTTTTGCCGTAAAGTCTTTTAAACAACTTATTGATTCAGGGATGGATATGTATGCTGCTTTGCCAATTATGTCTGTTTACCTGGGACATGACAGTATCTATGCTACGGAAGGTTATCTGAGATTGACTATCAGCATGTATCCATATCTCAAGGAAAAATTCGAAAAAAATCTTGATGAAATATTTGAAAAATAGCTAATATGAAACGAACTGATTTTGCCGGTGCGCTTTACCGTTATTTCCGTGATTATTTAGTTAATGATCGAGGTTGTTCTGCACGTACAATAGAAACATATCGCTATGCTTTTATACAATTTATTGACTACATGGAAAATCACCTTAATATACGACCGGAGAAAATAGAACTAACGCATATCAATGTTCAAAATCTGCAATCATTTCTCTTGTGGCTGGAGCGCGAAAAGAAAGTATCAACGTCTACACGTAACCAGCGGCTCGCTGCTTTTAAGAGTTTCTCTTCTTTTTTGAAGTACGATCTTCCTGAATGCCTTGATAATGTAATACAAATTCAGAATATTAAAATGAAAAAATCTTTTGTTAAAGACGTATCTTATCTTAAACCGGAGGGGATTAAACTGTTACTATCTCAGATAGATAGGTCTTCGTACAAAGGGAAAAGAGATTATGCAATGTTCTCATTGTTGTATGCAACAGGCATCAGAGTTAGTGAATTAATCAAAATAAGGGGACGGGATATTTCAATGAGTTCTCCAAAGCATATAACTATACATGGAAAGGGAAATAAAATAAGGCATGTGCCAATCGTACAGCACTTGGCATCTATTCTTGAAAAATACTTGGAAGAAAGCCGATCCATGCTCCCGCAAAATCTGGATAAACCAATTTTTGTAAATCATTCGGATGAAATGTTTACAAGACAAGGGATCAATCATTTACTAACAAAATATGCGAATAAAGCGAGGACGGTGAATTCATCTCTCATCCCAAAGGATTGCAGCCCTCATAAGATCAGACATTCTACTGCAATGGCTATGGTTGAGAATGGAACGGATCTAATCGTTATACGGGATTTTTTAGGTCACTCCAGTATTCAAACAACTGAAATATATGCAAGATTATCCGCTTCTCGTCGAATAAAAGCTATTGAAGCGGCCAGTAAAGAAATTGTTCCACCAGAAGATGCTATTTGGGTAAACAACACATCTATTAAAGAGTGGTTGAAATCCATGACAAATCCTAAAATTATGTAAAGAAAATAATTAGGAAGCGGCTGGAACATAATATATTCCAACCGCTTCTTTACATTATAATAGTGTTTACCTAATTGTTGTTATGTCAATATTTACATAACAACAAGGCAGCAGAACAAGAAGAAGGAAAACCCGTATTTCCGCTCCAACACAGCATCTATGCGGAATTAGAGGAGGTACACGCCCGACAGACAGCGGAAAAACAACAATCGGAAACAGCCGACGATTCCGCTTCATCGGCCGGCACAGCTCCCGAATACGGGGCGCAGAACAAATTGGTAACGACTGAGCAATACGAGGAACTGAAACGACGGATGCGCGAGAAACTCGGACAACTCAACGCCGGCTTCGACCCCGAAATACTCTCCATAGGTGCACAAATGGCCGCTTACCATGTTGAGGCCGGAGCGCGTCGATTCGCCGACTTCTCCCGCCGGATGATCGCCGATCTGGGCGACGTGATCCGCCCCTATCTGAAACCTATTTACACCGCCGCCCGCCAAATGCCCGGCATGGAGGAATATGCCGCGCAAATGGACAGCTACGAGCAGGTGGAGGCGTTCGACATGGCCGATCTCGACAAGGCCGAGAAAACATCCCAGCCGACAGGAACGGGAGCACAATACCGATTGGCAGGAATATACGACATGACGGGGGCTGTCGAGAAAGACACAAACGAGACTGGCAATCTACGCCCCGAAAAGAACTTCCGCAAGGATTTGGAGCGATTCAGCCGTGCTTTCGCCGATGAATTGGGCTGGGAGCACGAAACGGATCGCAAGGGTAAAACCATCTATGCCCAGACCAATATAGCACCGGCCGGCGGCGACGGCTCGTTTACACTTTGGGCACCCGAAACGGATTTGGGCATTTATGTCAGTGTACCCGTCGCACCACAAAGCTACGACAACCGATACGGGTATTCTAATAACTTGAAAATAAAAGATATTATGGGCTTCGGAGAGCCAATATTATGGCGACTGCGAAACAAAGAACAAACCTTTTTACCCAATGGACACAATCGTTATGCCCCGGCAGATATTACCGTCGGCGAGCTGGCCGAACTTGCAAAAAAAGAATTAAATGCTTATCTTGACAACATAACAGCGGCCAAGACGCTCGACCATATATTACAAGAGAATCAAAATACACGAAACGATGAACGACGGGAAAACAGTAGCGAGAAAGACTATCCCGCTTATGGAGACGGAAGCCGCAAAGACGGCGCTTTGGGAACTGGCATTTTATCAGCCGAGAAGCCTGTTGCAACAGTATCGGGAGAATCCGGCGGAATTGCTCGATTCGATAGACCAGACCGTAACACGGGCGATGCGGTGGCGGCAGGCAGCACTCGAACGGGACGAAGATCCGGTAGTAGTGGACGAGTATTACTATCAACTCCTCCGACCGTGTTACTGTCCGGAGGAGCCGGAACAAATACCCATCAGCGAAAAAATGATGCGGGAGATCATCGCCACGTTGAAAAAGGTGGAGAAAGCGAAGTCGCAAAAAACACCTCGTACAAAAACCATGTAATCGAACGAGGACACGACCTCGCTCCGAGAGGCGAGGTTGGCAAGATCAAAGCCAATCTCGCCGCAATCCGGCTCATTAAAGAAATCGAAGCCGAAGGCCGCGAAGCCACCCCGGAAGAAAAAGCTGTATTGGAGCAATTCTCCGGCTGGGGCGGTATTCCAGCAATCTTCAAAATAGCCCATCCCTACCACAACGAACTGCGCGAACTACTGACAGCCGATGAATACGAAGCGGCACGCGCATCCACAACCACCGCATTTTATACTCCACCCGAAGTCATATCGTCGATATGGGATATGGTGGAACGCCTCGGATTCGACGGTGGCCGCATCCTCGAACCATCGGCCGGCATCGGACATTTTTTCGGTCTGATGCCTCTTTCGATACGGTCGAAATCGGATTTGACAGGAATCGAACTCGACGATCTGTCCGGCCACATCCTTCGTGCGCTCTATCCCGAAGCGCATATCCACATCGAAGGTTTCGAGCAGCAGCGCATACCTAACAACAGCTATTCGCTGGTGATCAGCAATGTACCGTTCGGAACGTTCAAAGTACACGATACGTTCGACCGCGATTTATCCTCACGTTTCGAGATTCACGACTATTTCATCGCCAAAAGCATCCGGAAGCTCAAACCCGGCGGATTGGGCGTATTCATTACCTCGACAGCAACGCTCGATCGGAGTGCAAATTTGCGGAATTGGGTCGTAAACGACGGTAATGCAGACTTCATCGGGGCAGTCCGTCTGAATACCGGTACATTCAAAAATACGGCCGGCACCGAAACCTCGGCCGACATCATTATCGTCCGCAAACGCGACGAAGCCGGGCCGGCACCCTATGCCGTAAATATGCAATCGACCATTACGGAACGCGAGGCGCCCTACGAACGAATTATCAAACTGTCGAACGGGAAGGTAAAGACCGAAGCAGCAACGGCACACATGAACTATAACAAGTATTTTCACGACAATCCGCAGTTCATGGCCGGCCAGATGCGCTTCGGATTCGAAAGTGGCGTGGAAATACGCCCCACAGAACAGCGCTGCGTCCCCACAAGCGACATAGACCAGTCCCGCACGCTCGACAGTTTCATATCCGCACTCCCCGAAAATATCTACACATCGGCCCCGGCACCCGCAACGGAGCGAATACCGCAAGCGGTCGAGGCCCCCAACAGTACAAAAGAGGGAGGACTTACGATCATCGACGGAAAACCATATATCGTGCGGTTCGGACAAGCCGTACCCGCCGACTGGAACTCGTTGAAAATCCGCAACCGCAGTAAAGTCGAAGCGTTAGGCGATTACCTGCGGCTGAAAAGTGCGATCACAGAGCTGCTCGATGCCGAACGCAATGATCTGCCGAACATCGAGCAACTGCGAGCCGAGCTTAACGACGCCTACGCTACCTTCACCCGTCGTTACGGGACATTATCAAGAAACACGCGTATTTCATTCCTGCGCGACGACGTGGATTTTCCCTCCATCGCAGCCATCGAAAACGACAAGGAAATCGTAACTCCCGACGGAAAGAAACGACATGACATCCAAAGGTCGGACATCTTCTTTCGCCGGATGCTGGAACCGACACGCGAACTGAAAGCCGACACGCCGAAAGACGCGATCGCCGTATCGCTCTACCGCTACGGACGGCTCGATATGCCCTATATCGCAGAATTGCTCCACATACCACAAGAGGATACAGAAAAAGAACTGCTCGCACAGGAACTTATCTATGTCAATCCGGTAACGGGTCTTTATGAGGAGCGCAACGAATACCTCTCGGGAAATGTCCGCGAGAAACTCGAACAGGCCGAGCAAGCCAATGAAAACGGACAGTTCGACGCCAACATCCGTGCGCTCGTGAAAATTATTCCGATGGATATTCCGCTGCCGCTGATTAAAGTATCGCTCGGCAGCACATGGATACCCATCGCCCTATACGAACAGTTTTTCAAAGAGACGTTCAACGTAACGGCCCATATCGCCAAAACATCGGCCAACAAGTATATCGCCAAAATCTCGAACGAAGGGAATACGGTCGATACCAATATGGGGATTCCGCAAGCGCCGGGGAGCAAACTCGCACTCGACCGGATGAACAAGACGCAGACCTACATCAGTCGCAGCGAATACGACCCTTTGGCTCAGAAAGAAAAGCGTGTCAAAGACCCCGAAGCGATGACGCAGGCCGCCATGAAACAGACCGAGCTGGAAGAACGATTCGAACAATGGATTAAAGGACAAGATAAAACAACGACCGATAAGCTCGTCGAAATATATAACAGAACCTTCAACAGCACCGTCGAAAGACAAATCGACGTTTCATCGTTCGATTATTTTCCCAACGCCACACACACGAAGAAGCCGCGCGAGCATCAGAAAATCGGTGTCATGCGAGGTTTGCAAGGAGCAACGCTGCTGGCACACGAAGTCGGCACGGGAAAAACCCTGACCCTCATAACTACGGCAATGGAGATGCGGCGGCTCGGTATCGCCCAGAAGCCGTGCATCGTCGTACAACGCTCGACATTCAACCAATTCGCCTCCGAAATAAAATCCCTCTATCCGGCCGCCCGTGTCCTCGTTCCGTCCGAAAAAGACCTCACGGCATCGCAGCGGCAGGAATTATTCGCAAAGATCGCCTATAACGATTGGGATATTGTCGTACTCTATCACAGCTATCTGGATGCCATACCGGATGCCCCGGAGCGTGTCAATGAATATATCGACACGCTGATCGCAGAGAAGATGCAACAGCTCGAAGAAATCGAAGCCAATTCTCCGGACAATGCCAAACGGCAGGCTTATGCAATCAAGAAACAGATCGAAGGACTGGAAAACAAGAAAATAACGGATAAAACAGTCAAAGAGGAAGAAAAACTCAAAGCACAGGCCCGTACTCGTGCATTACGTCTGCTCGACCGCCGCACGGACGAGACGATGACCTTTGAACAGTTGGGAATCGACGCTTTGCTGGTAGATGAAGCACATGCCTACAAGAAGCTCGGTTTTACCACCAACCTGCAAAATATCAAAGGTATAGACCCTGCGGCGTCGCAACGGGCGCAGAGCATGAGGCTGAAAACATCTTATATTCTGGCAAATAAACAGAACAAAAACGTCGTATTCGCCACCGGAACACCCATATCCAATACAATGGCCGAGATGTGGACGTTCCTGCGCTATCTGCTGCCCAAACACGAACTTGAACAGTACGAGATCGCCGATTTCGATTCCTTTGCGAACAATTTCGGAAATATCGAGGAATCGGCCGAGTTTGCCACAAACGGCAAATTCCGCGTAGTCGAACGCTTCGCCAGTTACTCCAACGTGCCGGAACTGCTGGCGATCTGGAAGAAAGTCGCGCACACCGTACTCACGGAGGATGTACCGGATCTGCGCGAAGGTGTAGGAACGCCGCGCATTGAGGGAGGCAAACCGAAGGATATACTGCTCGACCAAACGCCTGCGCTGCGGGCAATCATGCGCAGCATACGGGAAATACTGACTCAATACGACGCTATGTCCGGTAAGGAAAAACGTCGTAACTCCCATATCCCGCTGGTCATGTTCGGACTGGCCAAACGTGCGGCAATCGACGTGCGGCTGGTTAATCCCGCTCTACCGGACGATCCCAACAGCAAAGTCAATCATGCCGTGCGCGAAGTCGTAGAAGATTTGAAAGCAACGGCCGATTACAACGGCACCGTTGCTGTTTTCTGCGACGCCTACCAAAGCCGCGACCACAGCTTCAATCTTTTCGTGGATATGAAGCGTAAATTCATCGACGCCGGCATACCGGCCCAGCAGGTCGCTATCATCCACGACTACATAACGGACGCGAAACGCGAGGCGCTCTACAAGCAAATAAACAACGGCGAAGTACGGATCGTACTCGGCACGACCGAGAAATTAGGTATCGGAGTAAATATGCAGGAGCGTCTGCACATGCTCGTCAATCTGGACGTACCCATACGTCCTATGGACTACCTGCAACGCATCGGCCGCATTGTGCGGCAGGGCAATCTGCACCTGCAAATGGACAAACCCGTGCGTATTCTGCGCCTCGGAGTAAAACAAACGCTTGATGTTACGGGCTACCAACGGCTGAAAATCAAGGAATCGTTCATTAAGCAGGCAATGAAGGGCGAGGTTACGGAACGCTCGCTCGAAGAACCCGAAACCGACAGCAGCGACAGCACGAATTTCGGGCAGATGATGGCCTCACTCTCCGGCAGCGCTGCGGCGCTCGCCCTGTCGCTCGAACAGAATAAACTACGCAAGCTGAGAAACGCACGCGACTACTACAATCAACATCAAATATACGTCGCACATGAACTCAAACGACTGCAAAACGTCCTTCAAACAACCCCGCAAATAATTGCTCAAATCCGTAAGAAAAAAGATTTCCTGCGAAGCCTGTTTCCGGACGATAAAGTGGTATCGGTGGAAGTGGGAAAACTCAAAGCCTCCGAGCCGGAAAAAATCGAAGACCTGTTCGTTCCGCTCTCGAAACGCATCGAAGCCGAAGCGGATGCCCTCCGCCAATCACCCGACCGTACACAATCGGACATGACACTCCGCATCGGAATCAACGGCAAAGAGTTCGACATTATAATTGTTTTACGACGGAATTACCTTTCCAATGAAAAGGAGCGCATCAACCGCACGATTTATTACCAATGCAACGAATGGCGCGACCTGCAAGGCGAAGCCGGAGCTAAGATGATTAACGTCATCAGCCAAGTCGAAAAAGTGCTCTCCGGTGAGGAGTACGACGCCGAAATACAGAAGCGGCAGCTCGGAATGGAAACGGCACAACAAGCCATCGAATATTTACAGACGCAGGTCGGCAATGGATTTCCCAAACAAGCAGAGTTGGAGGCGGCAGAAGAACGCATCGCCGAGCTGGAAGAGCAGATGAAAGTGGAACTGGCAGCGATCGAAGCACAGGAGGAAACCGACAAGTCCGGAACCGCAACCATAGACATCGACCCTGACGAATTGATTGACGACAATGCAGGAAACGGCCTCCGCTTCCGCGACGGTGGCAATCCGTTCGGTTCCGACGCCCCGGCAAGCGATGCGGAGTTGGCTCGCCGCGTTCGCCGGATCGCCCGCACGCTGAACACTCCGGTCGAGATTATCGACGACCTCGATGCAATTACCGATTCCGACCCGCTCGTGCAACGTCGTAAACGACACTCAAAAGGTTTTTACGACCCGCAAACGGGACAAACGTTCATTGTCCTGCCCAATATTACGACACTCGCCGATGCCGAAGCGACCGTATTGCATGAAATTGTCGGACACATGGGCTTACGCTCGCTGATGGGCGACCGTTTCGGCGACTTTCTCGATAAGGTTTACAATGGTCTCGATACCGAAGGGCGCAGCCGTGTGGCCGACATTGCCCGCGAGCAGGAGCACCAATCCTCCGGCGCCAAGCACCGCCAGGCAAATACCCGCCGTCTGGCAACGGAAGAATACCTCGCACATTTGGCGGAAGGCGACATCACGCCGAGCCGCTTTGCCCGGATCATCGGCCGTATCCGCTCGCTGCTACGCGACATATTGCGACTTCCGCTGCGTATCGGCGACCGCGACATCGCTTATTTGTTGTGGTTGTCGAAACACCGCCTGCAAAAAACACGCACGGCCGCCGAAGCCGTCGCCGCAACAGCGACCGAACGACGCATCCGTAAACAGCTTTTCGGTCGTTCTGAAAACGTGCGTTACCGTGCGATATTCGACGACGCTACACCTGAAAATATCGAACGGTATAGCATCGAACGCTACATCCGCGAGCATCATATCACCGGAGTTTTACTCGGCGAACATAATGCCGATGACTTCGCTATGCGTGTATATGGACTGCTTGATGACATGGGCCGAGCCATCATTGACCGCATGGGCAATGATCGTTTGAAGGCCATGCGCAAATACCTCGCATTATTCGACCTCCAAAAGCTCACCGATCAAGAAAGCTATCGCAGCATCATCGACGAACTGGTGAAAACCTTACCCCAAGAGACGAAAGAGCAAATCGTGCGCTCCATGCGCAAACACCTCGATTTCGTCCTCTCCGACAACTACCGCACTCCGTTGCGGCGACGCACGATGAAAAGCGAACGACCTCTACCGGAGAATTTCAAATATGCGAGCGAGTATGTCGAAGAATTGCTTAAAAAGAAACGGGCACAGCCCGAAATGGCTCCGCCGGCCGGAATCGAACCGACTGTGATTTACGACAAGCGGAATTGGAAAAGCCGTCAGCAACTCCGGTTCATAGATAGCACTTTACCCGTCGAAAGATTACAGGAAGAAGTCGTGCGGCGCGGAGGCAGCATCGACGACCTCACGGACATACACAAACATTTGAACCACTTGACAAGCATCGCCAAAGTCGCAATCGACAAATACACGAAAGAGTATTTAGACCCCATACTCGACCAAATCGCAGCCATAGCCCGTGAAACAGGCATGACGGAAACACACATCATCGACTACATCACGGCCGAATCGTCGCTCGAACGGCAGGCAACGGGGATTGCGGCCCTATCCCTCGACCCGCGCGATGCGTGGAACGAAACGCTGGCCCGAAGTATCGTCGCAGATTTCCGCCGCCGGGCCGGAGAGATTCCGACACAGCGATTATGGCAGCGAATCAATGCGGCTAACGACCGCGTGCTGGAAATCCTCGTCGAGGACGGAATGTTAGCCCCCGAACACCGCAAGTTGATAAAGGGGCACGGCTGGGACTACTATGTACCCTTACGGGATTATGATTACAACTACCGCGACCAGAAAGGCGAGCCGGTGGCTTTCGATGCGGCCGACGTGTACGACTTCATCGACGACAGTGCGGGGCCGCGCCCCTTACGGAAAGTGCTGCACGAAGCCGAAGGACGTATCGCAAAGCCCCGCAATCCGATCGCTCAAATGGTGAATATCGGTATCGGAGCGATCATCGCCGCCAAAACCAACAGGGCGAGGCAGTCGGCCTTACGGTTGGTGCAGAACAACAGCCGCAATTCGGAAGACTTGTTCCGCGTCGATAAGGTCTGGTTGGCAAAAGGCATCGGCAACAGATGGGTTACGACGACCATAGACCCCGCCGTCGAGGACATCGAACTATCGAAGGCGGCACGTAAGGAGATCGCCCGGCTGAAAAAGGAGATGAACGCGGCACTTCAAGCACACGATGATGAACTGGCCGACTACCTGTATAACCGTATCGAGGAGACCGAACGGTTCAACATTGTCCGCGAAGCCGAATCGGGCAGTCGTTTCGAGCACGAAGGACACTTGGGACATTCTTACGAACGACAGCGCAATGTGGAATGTTACGTGAACGGTATCCGTTATGTGATAACCTTCGCCGATCCCGCCGTGGCGAACGCGATCAACCAGTATAACCGGCTGGCGATTCCAAAATGGCTGGATGATACGGTCGGGAACGCGACACGCTGGCTGGCAAGAGCTTTTACCTCCCGAAATCCGGCGTTTGTCGCAGCGAATTTCCTGCGCGACGTGCAGCACGCCGCGCTGGTACACGCCATCGACAAAGGCGGGAATCTCGAAGGATTCGTGCGTAACATCCCTGCAAGTATGGCCGCAATCACCCGCGAACTGCGAGGCAAGGCCGAGCCGCTGACCATCGCCGAAACCGGGACGCTCGACGTACTCGACACCGCCGATCGGCAGGAACTAATCCGGCAATTCGGCCGCGAACGGGTCATGGACACGCTTTACGACTATTTCCGTGAAAACGGCGGGGAAACGGGGTTCGTACATAGTAAAGACATCGCCGAGGCCGAAAAGGAGATCAAACGTTACGTTGCATTCCGCACGGGGCGTATAGGTGAACTGCTGAAAGCAACGCAGCGCAGCGAACGCGCCGGGGTATGGCTCTCGTATGCTGCCCGCAAAAGCGGTATGCAAGCAATAGGCGTCGCGCTGGAAAATGCCTCCCGCATTGCCGAAAACACATCCCGTTTGGCGACCTTCACCACATCGCTTGAACAAGGAAAATCGCTCCTTACGGCTATCGACGATGCAAAAAACGTTACGGTGAATTTCAACCGTCGCGGTACGGCAACCCGGCCGCTCGGCATGTTCTACGTCTTTTTCAATGCTTCGGTACAGGGAGCGGCACAGGTCGCACGAATCGCCATGCGTAACCGGAAAAGATTTGCACAGGCTGTTGCCACGCTGACGGCGGCTGGATTTCTCGACAGTCTGCTGCTTGATTTCTTCCTCGCCGGAAGCGGAGGCGACGGCCGCGATCTGGCCGTTACGGAATACGAAAGACATAACCACCTCATCATCCCCGGCATGGGAAAGCGCGGTTACTTGAAGATTCCGCTTCCACAGGGATTCCGGGCTTTCTTCGGCATAGGAACTGCCTTGCATGACCTTTACCGAGGAAAACTCGGCTCCGAAGATGCCGCACGCATGATGCTTACGATGCTCTATGAGGACTTCTCGCCCGTAGCTTCGCCCTCATCCAAAGGAGATGCGACACGTGTACTGATTCCTACGGCTTTGACGCCGTGGTACGACATCTGGTATGCCGGAGAGGATGCGTTCGGTTATCCTGTCGGACGCCGCAGCTACTCGACGACGGCAAACTATCCGCTCTCGGAAATGGGACTGAGAAACGTAAACAAAGCGATTTATTACCTCTGTCGAGGGATCAACAGGTTAGGCGGCGGCGATGAGAACACACCGGCCGGACTACGCAAGAACGGAGAAATCGACCCGCTGCTGCGGGGTATCTTCGAGTACAACCCCTCGCACGTCGAACACGTATTGACCTATTACGGCGGCGGAATGGGTAAGTTCATCAAAGACATGGTGCACACCTCGCAGGCGCTATTCACCGGAGAAGAAATCAGCAGCCGCGATCTGCCCGTAATAAATCGCTTCTATGGAACGGCACGCCCCGAAAATCCAGCCGAACGGTATTACACCCTCCGCGACCGTCTGACGAATATCGAAGCCAAATATAAACGCATGGGGCCGGCACTCGACCGCACCGATCCTGCCGTACAACGGAATCTGCAACGTATCGCAATTTTCAAGGCACACCAAACGGCGGTGAACAAGCTGCGGGCGATACTTGCCGATACGCGTCCCAATACCGCAGCTTATGACCGATTACAAGAAGAATTGAACGAAACGATGATGAACGCATTAAACGAGGACGACCATGTTACGGAATATTGATACCCGGCGGTTGAAACTGTTGGCCCAAACGGATAAAAGCGTCGCTCGAACACGCCGCGAATGGGAGCAAGGCACGATGCGCTACGCCGACGACAATCTAACGCTCCTGTGGCGTTGTGCGCGGGATTGGGACGCAATGGACTACCTGCGCAAAGAGCACTCCCGGAATCTGCGATACAAGAACGGCGACCAATGGAGCGACACGGTACCCGACCCCGACCATCCGCACCGGACGATCCGCGAAGATGCGCTGATCTCCCGCAGCGGGAAAGTGCCGCTCAAACACAACTATATCCAGCAATATATCCGTAATATTCACGGACAACTCCTTTCGTCGCCCACGCAAACGGTCGTATATGCCCGCAGTCGCGACGACCAGCCGCTCGGAGAAATGCTGACCAACGCCCTGCAAGCGTGCCACCAGCTCAACAGAATCCGAAAAATAGACATCAACGTTGTTGAGGAACTCTGTCTGACGGGGATAGCCTGCGCGAAGGTACGCTACGGCTATTGGAGTACCAAGAACCGCACGGACGGAAAAATCGACCTCGTGAACATCAACCGGCTATTTTTCAATGCCGACATCGAAGATCCGCGACTGACAGACATCCGCCGCATCGGAGAGCTGCACGACTACACGTTCGACGATTTGGTGCGCAACTTCGCCACATGCCGTGAAGACGTGCAGGCATTACGCGAAATTTATGGCATCTGCCACGACCATACAAAGCTGGAAAACCTCTATGAAAATCACGCCTCACGGCTTCAAAATCTGAATTTCCTATACACGAACGACCTCGGCAAATACCGCGTTATCGAGGTGTGGGAACGCCTCGGCCGCTGGGTACTATACATACATGACTACGCCGACGGAACGGAGGAGATATACACCGAACTCACGATGCAAGAAGTCGAAGCGATCAACGCCTCGCGCATCGAGCAAGGTATGGCCGCAGGGATCGCCCCAGACACAGTGAAACTCATCTACGCCCGTGAACAGTACGAATATTATTGGCGGGTGAAATACCTTACGCCGAACGGCTACTGCATCAAAGAGACCGAAAGTCCCTATGCACACGAAGAACACCCCTACGTGCTTGCGGCCATGCCCGTAATCGACGGACGGTTCAAAGCCGTATTATCGGACGTAATAGACATTCAGCGCTATATCAACCGGCTATTGACCCTTTTGGATTTCATCATCGGAGCCTCGGCAAAAGGGCTGTTGATGGTTCCGCAGGAGTGCATACCCGACGATATGGACATTCAGGATTTCGCACGCGAATACGTCAAAACGAACGGCGTCATTCTTATCAAAAAAGGGGCCTACGACAAACTCCCGAAGCAAATATCCATGAACGGCACCAATATCGGAGCATGGGAAATGTTCGCGCAGGAAATGAACATCATGCAGCAAATCAGCGGACTGAACGGAGCGGTACAGGGGCAAGTTCCGCGAGCCAATACGCCGTCGAGTCTCTACGCCCAGCAAGCACAAAACTCGATGATGAATTTCGTCGTGCTGTTCGAGAATTACAATATGTTCTGCGAGGAACGCGACGAAAAACTGCTTAAAGTCCTCATGCAATACTACACGACCCGTCGATACATCGGCACCAATGGTAAAACCGCCGGAGAGATGGCGAAATTCTACGAGCCGGAAATGGCGCAGAAAATCGAAGATTTTAACCTCACGGCCGCAAAATCGAACGATACGCCCGTATTCCGGCAAATGACCGACGACCTATTGATGAAACTGCTCGAAAGCGGCCGCATACCGCTCGAAATATTCCTCAATAACTGCTCGCTGCCGGGGGCCGACAAACTACTCGCCGAGGTCAAGTCTTTCAACGAACAGGCCGCAGCCGGTCAAATCGACCCCGAAGCCCTTACGCAGTTGCAACAGGCGGCACAACAGAACGCCGACCCGAACGCTATGGCCATGATGCAACGGTATATGGATGCCAATTAACATATCTGCCAAAAATAAATTCACTTTTTTAGCGAATTTTTGAAAATAAGCACTATCTTTGCAATGTAAAAATCAGCAATAATGATTGTAAAATTCCAAAAAGAGTATCTATCGGAATTATACTACGAAGGAAAGTGTAAAGATAGAAAACACCGTTACCAACCGACAATAGTTAAACGCTACAAGCAACGTATAGATATTCTTAACGATGCAAGTTGTATCGAAGCTCTTTATCAGTTACATTCATTGGGGTACGAGGTACTGACTGGAAATAAAGAAGGTATTTCCTCAATCAGAGTGAATGACCAGTATCGGATTGAATTTTTGGTTTCGCACGAAGCCGACGGGAAAGAGCAAATAACGATTTGCAATATTATTGAGTTGTCGAACCACTATAAATAATTGCTATGGGAAATTTAGGTTATCCATACACTCCTACGCATCCGGGAGAAATACTGAAGGAGGAGATCGAATACAGAGGCATCTCGCAGAAAAAATTGGCCGAACAGATAGGTATTTCCTATACGATGCTCAATGAAATTCTGAACGCGAAACGCCCTGTAACCGAAACTATGGCCTTGTATTTCGAGGCTGCATTGGGAATCGAAGCCGAAATGCTTACCAATATGCAGACTCGATACAATATGCAAACAGCTCGCAAAGACAGTAAACTGACGGCTCGATTGCAACAGATTCGGAAGTTGGCCGCAATACTATGAAAAATTATGAGCATAGAGTGCATTGCAGCTAAAAGATTATCGGACAAACCAAGTAAAAGAATCCCGATAAATACTTATCGGGATTCTTTATTCATAAACGTCAATTTGCTATTTTACTTTACAGTCCTAAATAGACAATCTCGTCCTTTGGAAAAATCTTCTAAATAAGAATAAGCTATTTGAATATACTTCTCTTTGAACAAATGTTTTTTTCGAGGAGACCAATTTTGAATCTGTGTAATGGTTTGCGCCAAGTCAATATAAGTATTTTCTTTCCGAACATACGCAACAGACGCGAGAATTTCCAGAGACAAAGCCGATTGAAATCCAGAGATCAATTTTATCAATAATTTCAAACGATCAACCTGTTCCGACTTCAACTTTGTTTTCACATATTCGCTAACTTCCTTCATCGTGCTATATTGCAACTCCAAAGAATCGAAAGCTCCGATCTTCATCTGTTCGAGACCTTTGATATATTTCCCGTTAATGTCGTGCAGAATATATCCGACCTGAGTGCAATAGGGGCCATAATGTCCTGCAACGAATTTCAGTTTGCCAAATGAAGGTTCACCCAGCAATTGCATAAAATATGCTAATTTATTTGCGACGAATAAACTGCTGTTTTCTCCTAACGATTCATAATAAAACAGAGCGTACAGCAACATGGCTCTCGCCGGAGTTAATTTTGCCTCCCGACAATTCGTTTCCTGCTTCAACAATTCGCTGACGGCTTCGTTCGGCTGATAGATATGAATATCCACATTTAATTCCCCGAGATACTTTTCCATCAACTCTTTCACCTTGCTCCAATCCAATCCACCGTTGCCGCATCCAAGAGGAGGAATAGCGATACTTTTTATCCTATATTGATCAAGAACCCGCACCAAATCTTTCAGTCCTTCTTCAATATATTCATATTTGGAACGATGCTTCCAGTCCTTTTTCGTCGGGAAATTAATTATCCATTTAGAATCGGTCGAAAGGTTACTGTCTCGTGTTACCAACAATTTGCCTGGGAAAATGCTGCCCTCTTTACACGCTTGTTGATATACTTGAAAATTATAAGGATACCTATCCTTGAATTGCAAGGCGATTCCTTTACCCATAACACCAACGGTATTAACGGTATTGATCAAAGCTTCGTCGGAAGCAGCCAACAAATTACCTGTCACATAATGTATCATGGATAAAAATAGTTATTTTTGCTATCAACGTATATCGGTATCTCAATGGATAAACGAGATAAAATTGTTTTTACATATGCTTCACGGTCTGCCGTTTTGACAATAATTCCGGCGACACACGAAACCGGCACACAGTCTTTCACCAAAAATTCGGCCTGTTTTCTCCGCATCCGATCCATATTGGCTTCATCATTCCCCCAAAATTGCGTGCAGACGACTTCCCAATCCACATGGGTCAAATCCTTGATGTCATTATAAAATTCAGTAAGTTTATTCTTTGCATGTCCATCGGTAAAGCACCATGCAGGACATTGCGCAACAATATCCTTAATACGACAAACGATATAAATCAATTCGTCCTGCGGTCTTTTTCGGATACCCCGATACCCTGTTTTAATATTCAATAACATCGGAGAATGGCCTCCGAAATAAAACGGAATATAATCCCCTAAATCCCCGCCCGGAGGATCAATTCGAACATGAAAATTTTGTCGCTGTTCGATTAACTGAATATCCCCGATATTGATATATTCAGGATCTTTCATACGACTATTCTTAGTGTACAATCCATGTTTTAGAATGAATTCCAAATTGGAATAGTGGATCATTCTAAAAATGAATTTTGAAGTATAGTCTATTTGAATATCCATATCTTTATATCACAAATGTAAGAAAATTTTAACTTACAAAAAATTTCTATTGAGAAGAATCGCGTAATTTATCTATTGGTATTCAAATAGCGATAATATGAATTATTTTAAGGCCCACCTGTTTGATCCCATCGTCCTGCATAAGAAAATCCCGGCGGATACCGCTGGGATTTAATAAGAAACCCGAAAAGAGCCGGCCTGCATCGATGCGCCTCCGCAAAGCCGGTCTGTCCGGATTTCCCGTCATTTCATATCTTCAAAATCGGAGCATCTCCCCGAAACGTCCGTTTTTCCACAATCGTAAACCCATGCAGAAAGGTGATATTGCTGCGGTGCAGCGTGATCCGAAGGATAAAACCCTGCGGCTGCAAGCCGCAGGGAATAAATCCAATCAATCCAATGAATCGGATGGTCGCTTCGCGCCTATTCTTGGACGGGACGCACCACGAAGCCGTCGGAGCGGTAGTTGATGCTCAGCGGGTAGATGTACGACGAGCGGAAGCTCAGGCTATGGCCGTAGCTCGTCGAGTACGGCACGGCCGACCAGAAGTAGCCGAGGCTGCCGACGTTGTTCACCGTGCCCGCCGAGTAGCTGCGATAGCCCGAAGCCGGAAAGAAGATCGTACCGCCCGCAGTGTCGTAGCTCCCCTCGCCCGTCATCTTGTTACAATAAAACTCCCAACCGAAATTATCGGTAAAATCGGTGGTGGAGGTATAGGGCGAATTGAATCGGGAGCCGAAGTAAGAAGACCCGGAAACATTGCTGCCGTTATACGTAAAGCCCGTAAAGGCGTTCGACGAAGGCAGATGGTAGCCGACGGGCGAAGGATCGTAAATCGTCTTAACCACCGCATTGTCGTTAGCCGTCGTCACCGTATTGTCGCCGCTCCAAAGATTGGAATAGGACGTGGCGCACCAATCGTAGATCGATGAACTGCCGTAATTGTAGAATATATGCGGATGCTGGATGGAAACGCCGATGGCGACCTTGCCGGGTCCCGATTTGTCGAACGCATAGCCGTCGGAATAGCAGCCCTTATCGACTGTGGAGCCGGAAGCGTTGCGAATACCGGCCAACATCGGGTCCTTGCGTCCGAACTGGAAATAAGGCTGGTTACCGGAATTTACGACCGAATGCGATGCCTGGGTGAGCGTTATGACCTGCATGGCACCGGTCTCCGCCTGCGTGAAGCGAACCTTCACGCTGCGGGCGTCGTAGGCGGTGGTTTCCGCATCGCACCAGCCGATATTGACCGGCATCATTTTATACGCTATACCCTGGTAGTTGGTCACGGTCCTGACATCGCTGCCCAGCTCGTAGTCCGTCACCCAGATATGCCAGCTCCACATGATACGGCTGTCCGTGTCACGCACGGCCACGATAGCGTTGCCCTGCTTGATCGTCGCTTGCGGCACGTCGAAGGTCAGGCTGTGCTTGTCGGACGAAAGCCGGACATTCGTCACCAGATTTTCCTCGTCCTGCCAAACGAGTACGGCATCCAGGGGCGTACACCCCGCATTGTTATAGATATAGGGATCGGTGATAGCCGCATCGAGATGGTTTACGAAGGTCTTCAATACCGATGTTTCGCTGGACTGCGAAGTGTAGGCCGAAGCGTTCGTACCGCCGTCCTTGATAGCGTTACCATAGACCAACGGCAGGGAGTACTGTCCCGGGGCGTTGATGACGTAACAGTTGGCGGTCCGCATCGCGGTCGTGCCACCGGAGGTCGAAAGATCGTACGTGCCGCTGACAGAAGCTGCCATTTTCAAAGTTTCGTTATGCGAATTGGAAGTGACACCCGTTTGAGCCGCAATCGTAGCCGAGAACGACGTGGCCGACGTACCGCCGTTGCCGCTCGCGGTAAAAGCTGTGAGCCATTCCGGACGGGCGATCACGTTGTAGCCCCCGCTGCCGTCATCCTCGACAAATTCGGCGGTCCAGGCCACCGGAACGGTTCGCGTAGCATCGCCCGGACGGGAAACGGCGGCATAGCTGGTCACCGAATAATTTTCGCTGCCTCCGGCATAGGTAAAATTGGCCGGAGCCATCACGGTAAAAGTCGGAGTGATTACGATGCTCGACGTCGAAATCCGGTAAGTGACGGTTCTGCCCATCGGCCATTGGCTGCCTGCGATAGAGGCGGTTAAAGTTCGTTGTGTCGAAGTCAGGTCGTCCGTATAGACGACCTCGATCGAAGCGCCCGACGGAAGCGTCTGCGGCAACATCATGAAGGTCGCTGCGACAGGAGTGATCTCCTGGTCCGCAGACCCGTCCACAGTAGCCGCAAGTGTCTGCGAAAAGTCTGTCGTAGCGCCGTAACCATTCCACGAATCGGAACCCATCGTATGCGAACCGGAACCGTAAACGCCCTTGAGCGTGATTTTCGTAATGCGCCCGGACATCATATCGTCGCCCGTAGTGAAGCGTACGGCAGTGAGCGCGTGAGCGAAACTCAACGGAGCCGCCGCAGCGGTATTGCCGGCCATCCCGGAGGTAGCAGCGACCAGCAAATCCTGCTGGTCGGCGACGGCTGTCGGGACCGTATAGGTGATCGACGGAGTACCGGCCGACGTCTTATCCGAAAGAACGATCCCCTGGCCGCCGTAGGGCGCGTAAGCGAAGAAACGGATGTTGCGTCCGGCACCGGGCCAGTAATAGGAGGTCGTCCAGGACGATGCTTCGGTCACCTCGACATCGTACATATAATCCGGCAAGCAGGAATCCTCGCTCCAAGTCCCCGTATAAACCGAAGCCAATACGCCGAACGAATCGTAAAAGGTCCCCGTTTCGACGGGCGTGGCACGCGTCTGCAATCGGTCGGTTTGCACATTCGGGTACGGTGCGGCGATTCCGTCGGCGACCGAGGCGTGCAGGAACAGCGTGTCCGCAGGGTTTTCTCCCCGGAGCGAAAATACTTCCGCGACGTTTTCCGGAGAGACAGCGCTCTTCTCTTCCGACTCGGCAGCACCGCACCGCAACTGCGTATTCCAGCCGTCCGCTTCGGCGACTGCGAAACGAAGCATATCACCGTGCAGTTCTCCATCCACTGCCGGGTCTTTCGAACAGGAGGTCGCAGACACGACTGCCACCAGAGCAAATACCCGCAGAAAATTGCGTAACGGGAAAGTTGCAAGAATCTGTTTCATAATTTACATTGACATTATATAATTCACGCGTTTTTCGGCCGAGCCGAACGGTAGCTCTGCGGCTACCTCAAGTGATCGGGAAGGGACAGAGGAGGGCCGGAGGCCTTCCTCCCCTCGCCTGCCGTACACTACACCTTCGGACATACGGCAAGTCTTTGCGGTCCAACCCCGCCCGATCCTAATTTATCGATTACATCGGAACATTCTCCGAAGCCGACGTCCACGGAGTTACCGTAACCGTAAATTTAATGGCACTGCCCAATACATCCTCGCCCGGTTTGAACGGATCTTCCGGACCCGGCATGGGCTTTTCGGGATCGACCTTACCGGCACCATTCGAGAAATCCAGCGTATAAACGTACTTCTGACCGGGCTGCCAGTTGGTATCGACAGCTACTGCGACCCAGTCGTATTCGCCGACAGAGGCCACAGGATAGACACGGGCACCGTCCTTGGTCGTAATATTGACCTTCACGGCCAGATATGCACCTTTGTTGGTATTGGTCTTGTCCGTGTCGGGAGTCCAGGCCGTAAGCTGCTGCGGAATGAGCATCGCATTGTCGTCTTCCTCCGCCATAATCGATGCGGCCGTACCGGTCAGCGTCTTTTCGCTACCCGCATAGGTCGCTTCATAATTGGTCTTTACCGATCCCAACTGCCAGGAGGTAGTTCCGAAATCGAACGTCGCCTTCGAAACCGGCTGTCCGATACGCACGCCCTGAACCTTATAAACATAACCGTCGTTCGTGTTTTTAGCCTTGATCTCGATCTGGGAAAGTCGGTGCCCGAACGTCAGGGCGACACCTGCCGCCTCATCGGTTTTGCTGCCCGTAGCAGTGGCGGTGATGAAATCCTTCTGGTCGGCGATCGTCGTTGCGGGCTCGAAATCAGCGAGCGTCTTGGTCGTCGAATTAATCGTCACGGTAGCACCCAAGCCCGCAGCCGAAGGAGAGTAAGCGAAGAACGAAAGGTTGCTGCCGTCGCTGGGCCAATAGTAGGCCGGAGTAGAAGTGAAGAAAGCGCCATCTTTGGTAAACTCCGCATCGGAGAAATAGTTGGCGTTGTTCTTGTCGAGTGCCGTCACGAAAAAGTTCGTGATGTTAGCCGTCGTCGTTTCCGAAGCACGAGTCTGCATGGCTGCACGGAAATCGATCGCGTTGCCATTGTTGATGCCCGTCGATTCGTCCTTCGAGCACGATGCCATGGCAAGAGCCGCCACGACCACTAAAAATAATTGTTTTTTCATCAGTGAATTAATTAAAAGGTTTAACATATGGGGGTAAAAACCAAATGTACAAAAGAAGAGCAGCGACAGAAAGATAGATATCCGGTATATATCAGAAGGTTAGCAGCGCGACACCCCCGGACGCACCGCGAAACCAAATGTTACTTCGGTGATACTTTCGTGTTACATTTGAACCAGATTTGAACGCGGTGTTCGACCTCCGATGTTACATTGCCTCCGAAAACGGCCAAAAACGGTCAAATTTCGGAGGCTTTTTGATATCTGCGACCGTAGGTCGGATTTGCGACTGAGGCTGTTTGTGCTGCGATTCCAGCCATTGGTAGGCGTGTATAGGTGACGCCAGTCGAGTATCGTATTTTTATCGTTCAAACGGCCGTTCAAACCCTCACCAAACAAAGCAAGGTCGTTCTGCCATTTCGGCAGTCATGTTCTATGATCTGAGATTTAGACGGCCACAAAAACGGCCGTTAAAACTGCCTCTGTTTTTTCGTGTTTCAAAACGAAATATCCACGTTAAACAGCCATTAAGACTGCCAAAAACGTGAAAAAGAGATGCACCTAAACTAACCTTTAACTACCAAAACCGTGCAAAAATGCAGAAAAATGGCGGTATATGTACCCCCTTAATGACACACTTTTTACAAATTTCAATCGCTTATTTTTGTATAATCGTCTAAAGAACAGCAACAACTGCTCAAGTTGCCGCTGTTTGCTGTTTGAAAAAGTGCGCGTGACACGCTTTTATCCCATCGTGTTGAATCTCACACTCGCCTTTACCAATGCCAGTGCTTGGATCGAGTCGGCGGGGATGTCTTTCGGTGAATGGTGTGGGTTATGGCTAACGAGCCGGACGAAACGGTCGTCATCGGCTTTTTGTATATACTTGATAGTAATATAGTCCTCGCCGTCAAGTGTGAACGATAGAAGATACATTTCGCCCCATAATATACCAGACGAATTATTTGCAATTTCTTTATATAGAACTATGTCTCCACTTTTCAGTAATGGATACATCGAATCCCCTCGCACGTAAAGAGCTCCATCGCATGGCGGAAGATCGGGGATTTGTATATGGCTAATGGGTGTTTGGCGGGCCTGATCGCTGAACAGTTCCACTAAACCGGCTGTTGCATCCAATTCATAGAGGGGGATGCTTTGCAATCCTACTTTGTGATCCGTTCGCAGATGGAATTGTTCTTTTACGACAGGCGTGGCAAGTTGGATATCTTGATCTCGAAGCATTGAACCTCGTCCTGTCAATAACCATTCGACCGATACTTGTGGATATGCAGCAAGAAATCTCGCCATATTATCCTCGCTAATACCATTATTTTGTCCCAAAATCCCCCTTGTAATACCCGTTTTTCGGTAAAAATCATACTGACTTATACCATTTTCCGAAAGGAATAACAATATTTTTCGCTTGATAGGTGATTTTTCTTGCTTATTTTCTTGCATAGTCGAAATATCTCGTTTATATTTGCATCGTCCTAACATATTAAGGCGCTATAAAGATAGTGAAAATTTTGAATTATGGCTATGAAAGAGGAAATGAAGAAGTGGCAAACGCAAAGCAACAAGAACAAGGTCTGTTTTTACCTGATTACACGCGGTATCGCATTCAGTTATACGGAGAAGTCCGGAATTGTTTTCGAAGCGTCCGCTTCCTTCGTGAAGCGCATGTTCGACGCTTTGGTAACGGCTTACGGTTGTTCCTTGAGACCGAGCATCAATGAAGTAAAATAACCCGGCGATATCCCGATGATGGCATTTCAAAGAGATACTGTCTGACTACTTGTAGAACCAAACATAACCAAGAGAATGATGAAATATATCGAATTATCGACTTCTAAAAAAGCTCGCATCTGTCGGGCGTTGGGGGTAAGCCGTGTAACGCTGTGGTCGGCCTTGACCTTCCAGACCCAGAGCCAGTTGGCAGAAAAGATTCGCCGCATGGCCGTGCAAAATGGCGGACGCGTAATGATCAAGCTCGATGTCACGGAAGGTTTCATGCCGAATTGCGAGATCGATTTCGTACATGATATCGGCGGCGTACAACGGATCATTCAAACCTTCTCGAACGGTGTTCGAGTGGAGTTCGACAACGCGACGTGCACAGCCAGCATCAGTCGGGATAATCGTGCCGTAAAAACGTTCTCCGATGTCAAGGTTCGCGACTGGGGAAACATCGTATTCGAGGCGCAAAGCCTCACGGATTCATTAAACAGGTAGGCTTATGATACCCAAACACCAAAGAGAGGCTATTTCCCGTCACGAAGAGCGTCTGAATGAGCTATTGCATGCGGCGGTCGAAGAACTGGAATCGATCAGCGGATACGGTCTCGGAGAGTCCGACTGGAACGAAGCCGACGGTACGATCACCTTTCTATTTCAAGACGTATCTCTGTTGAAACGCTTTCGACAACGTTGTGTGCAGCCGTCAGGATCTGCTCAATCCGGGGATCATGCTTATCAATCCACACCCGAAAGGTCATCGTGTACTCCTCCACGGCAGGAATGGAAAGTTCAAATCGGTAACATTCGGGAGGATACGATTTATCAGTTCTGTATCTCACGTCTAACTGGCGCAATTGAGGAGACATCGATTCACGAGTACGGAACATCAGTTGTTCCGACGGGCAAATGAAATGGATATATAGATCGGCAGGTAACATAATCGCTGAAATTTTGTAGTTGGCAACACAAATATAGCGATTTTCCCACGAACGCTGAAGGCGTTGCCCGGAGCGATACCGGCGCGGGATCGAGAACAACGAAGCGATGGAATATTTCGGAAACATAATAGCAGTAACGATGCACGAGCTGACGCGGTCGGACGATGGCGAGGCGGTAATGAGTCGTAGTGCTTACGATCATCTCGTGACGCGGGGCCGGGTAAATGTTCTACGTCCGGGCAAGGGACTCGGGTCGTATGCTCTGATCGAGTACCACTCGCTACCTGAACGGTTCCGACTGCGTTTTGAAGCGAAATACGGTAATCCTGAAAAGATAATGAAACAGGAAGATATGCCGCTTGCAGTCGATAGCGAAGCACAAAAGTATTATCATGAATATCTGTTGCCGAACGGCGAACATTTACCGGAGGATAAACAAACAGAATACACGCTGAATGCGCGGGTGCTGAATGCTCTTCGGGAAATGCGGGGGACACAAAAAGCGATGCGTCGTGCGTGCAATAACAATACGCCGGTCATCTGGTCTAACATCTTCGCTGCGGCCGAGGAGTTGCGCAAAGCCTACGGACACACCCTGCCCAAGAGTGAAGCTCGTCTGCGCGACAAGCTCCGCCAATATACGAAAGAGGGCTATGCCTGCCTCGTGTCTGGCAAGTTCTGCAATGCGAACACGCTGAAAATTACCAAAGCGGCCGGACGTCAGATCGTCGCCCTGCGTCGTTGTCGCGTCCCGGTCTATACGACCAAGCAGCTCTTCGAAGAATTCAACCGCATCGCCGAACGTCGCGGTTGGAAACGGCTCGCTTCGCAGTCGTCGCTGGTGCAATACCTCGAACGGCCGGAGATCAAGCCGCTGTGGTACGACGCTGTTTATGGTGAACTGGCGGCCAAACAGCTCTATGCACGCCGCAACAAGACCGAAATGCCGACGATGCGCGATTCGCTGTGGTACGGTGACGGAACGAAGCTCAACCTCTTCTACAAGGCGGTCGAGAACGGCAAAACGGTGGTGCGTTCCGCATCGGTGTACGAAGTGATCGACGCTTACAGCGAAACCTTGCTCGGCTATGCGGTCAGCGATACGGAGAATTTCGACGCTCAGTTTCGGGCATTCCGTATGGCTATCGAAACAGCCGGACACAAACCGTATGAAATCGTTACCGACAATCAGGGCGGGCAGCGGAGCAAGATCGCTCAGAAGTTCTTCGCGAATATCTGCCGCATCAATCGCCCGACAGCACCATATAACGCTCCGTCGAAAAGTATCGAGTCGGTGTTCGGTCGCTTTCAAAAGCAGGTACTGCATGAGGATTGGCGTTTCACCGGCGGGAACATCACTTCGAAAGAGGCGTGGAAGATCAACCGGGAGTTCCTCGAAGCGAACAAGGAGAAATTGTTCACCTACGAGGAGATGCTGGAGGCCTACTCCGTCGCCCGCAGCAAATGGAATGCGATGAAGCACTACCAGACGGGGATTGCACACGAAGAGATGTACCGCACGAGCGTCAATCCTGCAACGGAGCGCGTAACGGAATTGGATATGATCGATCTGTTCTGGCTGACAACCGAGCGGCCGAGCATATTTACAGCCGATGGTATCACGATCCAATACCAAAACCGCAAGTACACTTACGAGGTATTGACCTCCGATGGTACGCCCGATTACGCATGGCGCAGTGAGAATACCGGCCGAGAATTCTTCGTGCGTTTCGATCCGAAGTCCATGGATCGCGCATTGCTTTACGAACAGACCCCGATGGGGTTACGTTACGAAACCGTAGCATATCCTTATCTCACGGTCCGTCGCAATATTCAGGAACAACAGGAAAGCGATATGGAGCTGATTCGCTACAACGATGAAGCGAACAAACGTGAGCGGGTGCGCCGTCAAATCGAGGCGCATGCGTTGGAACTGGAACACGGCGTCGCACCGGAACAGCACGGGCTGCGGACACCGGCGATCAAAGGCATCAGCGAAAAAGAGTACGAACGCCTGGCCGATACGGTTGTAGTCGTGCCCTCCGGGCAGTACTCCGAACCGGTGACCGTCGGCGAATATACCAAGGCGGTCAGCAATCTGGATTGCGATCCGACGGCGATATTCAATCGAATGTAAATTTTTAATTACAAACCAATATGAAACAGTTATCTCTCGAAGAGAAAAAGGATATTCAGGCCCGTTTGCAGGTCTATGTATCCAAGTATCCCAGCCAAAACAAGGCGGTGAATTCACTCGGTATCAGTGCAGGTACGATTAGTACGATTCTGAACGGTAAATTCGACAACATCAGCGACGAAATGTTCCTGCGGATCCGCTCGCAAATTTCTCCTGTGAATCCGGAGGAATGGACTGTCTGCGAAACGACGGCTTACCGGGAATTATTTCTTTTGCTGGAGGATGCGCAAGCGAATCAAAACGTGTCATGGGTGGTCGGAAATGCCGGTATCGGCAAGACGACGACCGCGCACGATTATGCTGCCAAGCATGAAAACGTGTTCGTTATCTCGTGTTCGGAGGACATGCGTCGCGGGGACTTTATTCGTGAAATGGCCCGCGTCATAGGGCTCAAACTCGCCCAGACGAGCCTGCGGGAGAAACTCCAAGCCGTAACGGATGAATTGCGTGTGCTCGACCGGCCGCTGCTCGTCTTCGACGAAGGCGACAAGTTGATGGATACGGTGTTTTACTACTTCATTTCGATTTACAACGCGCTCGAAGGACGCTGCGGAATCATCTTTCTATCGACCGAATACATCAAGCGGCGGATGAGTATCGGCTTGGAGTACGACAAAAAGGGTTATGACGAGATGTTTTCACGTATCGGGCGCCGGTTCATCGACCTCACTCCCGCAACCAGCCATGAGGTGACGGCCGTATGTCTGGCAAACGGGCTGAATGCCGAAGCAGCAATCTCCAAAGTGTTGGCAGATGCCCGCACGGTCGTATCGAAAGCTGCAAATCCATGGGATAAGAAGCAAGTGCGGGACTATTACGACATGCGCCGTGTTCGGAAATCGGTGCACAAAAGTAAAAAGCTCGCTGAAATCAAGAAATAGTCTTGTTCAAAAGCAATTCAAATGGGCCGGACACTATCTGCAAAACAGGTTCTGACGATCAAACGCCGCACGATTCGTTTGGGCGGCATCTGGGATGATTGCGTGGGGGAAATCGACCGTACGGGTGTGGTGTTCTTCTGGGGTAACAGCGGCAACGGAAAGACTTCGGCTGTGGTATCCTTTTGCAAGGCGCTGTGCGCTCATGGCAAAGTACTTTATCTGCCGTTGGAGGAGGGACTGGGAGGAACGACACAGGATGCTATTCGGCGTTATCGGGCAGATGAATGCGGCAGTCGTTTTCAGTACAACGATTCGATGAGTTTCGAAGAAATGGACGAACGGCTGTCGAAACCCCGATCGTGGGATTTCGTTGTCATCGACTCTTTCCAATATACCCAAATGAGTTACAAGGAATACATCGCATTCAAGGAGCGGCATCGCAACAAATTGCTGATTTTCGTCAGCCATGCCGACGGCAAACGTCCGGACGGACGTGCTGCGAGCAAAGTGATGTACGACGCTTCGCTGAAAATCTGGGTCGAAGGTTACAAAGCCTTCAGTAAGGGCCGTTTTATCGGTCCGACAGGCGAATGTACGATTTACGAAGAAGGTGCGCGTAAATACTGGGGATAAACCTTAAATGTAAAACGATATGGACATCAAGAAAATTTACATCAGCGGAAAGATCACCGGACTGCCTGTCCGGGAGGCGATCGCCAAATTTCGAAGTGCGGCGGAGAAGATACGGCGGTTCGGGTTCGAACCGGTCAGCCCGTTCGACAACGGCCTTCCACTGGAGGCCGACTGGGCGGAGCACATAGGCAAAGATATCTCGTTGCTGCTTCGATGTGACGCCATCTACTTGTTGGACGATTACGAGAAGAGCGAGGGTGCACGCATCGAGTTGTGCATCGCCCTCCATCGTCGAATGCCGGTCTTTATGAACGTACGGCCCAAACTCGGATTTTTCAGCGTACAAACTTTCGAAGATTATGACAAAGAAAAAGTGTAGCTACTCTCGGTTCTATGCTATCGCCAAGGCGAAAGGCATCGACCTCGACCGGTACAAGGAAACTTTGGTATTGCAATTCACGGATGGTCGTACTTCATCGCTTCGGGAGATGATGCCGACGGAGTACGAAGATATGTGCGAGTGCTTACAGTCGGGTAAGATGATGGGAGAAAGTATTGCAGACCACAAAGAACGACTACGAAAAGCCCGTTCGGCAGTGTTGAAACGCATGCAACGCCTCGGTATCGATACGACTGATTCTTCATTTACCCCGGTCAACGAATTCTGCATGGATTTACGTATCGCAGGCAAACCGTTCGGACTATTGACCGTAGAGGAATTGCAGTCTCTTATTCCCAAACTGGAGGCGATTCTACGCAAGCCCAAAATCCGAAATACACAGTGCGCCGTTTCAATTCCGCTTATTATTCGATCCAACCAATTGCCGAGCTAACCATGAAACTTGTAATTAAAACGATATCTGAAGTCAAAGATGCCAAGGAGCATCTTGAAGATCAAATATCCTGCTTGCTGATGCAGTTCGAAAAAGATAACGGAGTACATATCTCCGATTTAAGCATCTATCCGCGTGAAATATACAATGAATACGGGAAAATGATAGGCCGTCAAATCGGAACCTCAATCGTTGTCAAATTATGACCAAACTACCTTACCGTCAGGCAATGCTGATGAAACATACGGCATGGATGAATACCCGCTTAATCGAGCGGGGCCCCCGGCCGGAAGACGAGCGGTACGTGCCGCTCGCGGTGCGGATGCTGACGCTGGTCGGATGTCTGAATTACGCGATGCTCGACCTTGAATCCGAACTTACGGCCTCCGGCTTGTTCCGCCACGAAACCAAACGCCGTTATACGCAGGCCCGGACTTTGGTCGCGCAGGCTCACGGCATCGCGTGGTCGATGCTTCGCAAGATCGACGACCGGGCCGCCCGGCAGTACAACGACAAGACAGACGAGGCGTATCGGACCATCAGCGGCTGCATCCTGTTGGAGGCTCCTCAAAGGTCTTACAACATCGTGTTGTCACTGTGCCGGATCATCAGCTCTCTCAACGGTCGGATTTCGGGTCGCTACGACTTCAACCCGGCCAAACCTCTTGTACGCATCCCGGCTCTGTTGGAGTGTACCGGGATCGAGGATTACAGGATCGACGAGATTATCGAATTGAATTTAACAGATTAAAGAAAATGAAAGTAATCGTTACCTTCTCAGGAGGTAAGGACAGCCTTGCGGCGCTGTTGTGGGTGCGCGAGCATATTACCAAGAACTTTACCACCGTGTTCTGCGATACGGGTTGGGAGCATCCACTGACCTATGAGTATATTAACCGTATCGCCGACAAGCTGCACCTCGACTTGGTAACATTGAAGTCGAAGAAGTACGACGGGATGGTCGATCTTGCGCGGCAAAAAAGCGCTGGGCCTCGACGCGGGCGCGGTTCTGCACGATAGAACTCAAAACCAAACCGACGATTGACTATGTGCTGGACGAAGTTCAGGACAATATGCTGATGATTCAGGGCATCAGAGGCGCGGAATCTCCGGCGCGAGCCAAGATGTCGGCGCAATGTACGTACTTCAAATATTATTTCGAGCCCTACGGTTATGACAAAAACGGTAAGCCGAAGAAGCACAGCTACCGTGGTAAGGATGTCCGGGCATTTCGGGAAAAGTTCGCCGACGATTTGCTTCGGCCCGTGTTCGACTGGTCGGCGCAGCAGGTGATCGATTACATCCTCGCCGCAGGGTTAGAGCCGAATCCTCTCTACCGGATGGGCTATAAGCGCGTCGGCTGCTGGCCGTGTGTGATGGCAAACCAGCGCGATATTCTCAATATCGCCCAACAATCTCCCGAGCGTATAGCGGAAATAGCAAACTTCGAAAGAGAGTTGCACTCTTCTTTTTTAGGCCCGGATAAGATTCCCTCCTACGCAATTACCAGCGGAGAGAAATATCCGACAATAAACGATGTCGTGCGCTACGTCCAATGGCAGAACGCGACGGGCAGTTTGTTCGACGACGATACGGCGACCAGTTGCATGAGCTTTTACGGATTGTGTGAGTAAACAATAAAATAAAAATAAAATGAAAAAATACACACAGGCAGATTTCGATGCCTTTGAGGTGATCGACGGAATCAAACAATGCCCCTCTGGAGATTACAGTGATATACAAGTATTCAGCGATAGGTGCTCTTTCGGTGAGGAGTGCTCTTTCGGTGAGGAGTGCTCTTTCGGCAAGTGGTGCTCTTTCGGTGAGTATTGCTCTTTCGGCAAGTGGTGCTCTTTCAGCAAGCAGTGCTCTTTCGGTGAGGATTGCTCTTTCGGTGAGGAGTGCTCTTTCGGTGAGGAGTGCTCCTTCGGCGAGTGGTGCTCTTTCGGCAAGTGGTGCTCTTTCGGTGAGGATTGCTCTTTCGGTGAGGAGTGCTCCTTCGAAGGGAAAGGCGAATATATCGGCGATTATCCTTTCCTGGCTTTTGTCGGATTCGGCTCTCGGATTGGCAGCAAGGTTTACTTTTTCAACCTGCAAGACGGCATTTATGTCCGTTGCGGCTGCTGGCTGTCGGATATAGCCGGGTTCCGGGAGAGAGTGAAGGCGAAGAATGCCGATGCGATGTACCTGGATTTATGCGATCTGGTCGAGAGGAAGTTTAACAGGAAAAATTCGAAATAACTATGCGGGCGAACGAATATCAGACACGCGCGATGAGTACACGGCTGCCGAGTTGCGGGAATGCGATCTATATGCTTTTCGGCCTGATGGCCGAGGTGGGCGAAATCGCCGATAAGATCGCCAAATGGCGCCGAAAGGGAGTGTGCCGGCTGGATATGGATCATTTGGTCTTCAATACGGGCGATTTGCAAGAGGCGGAGGGTTACAAATCCGAGCTGATGAAAGAGGTCGGGGATTGTGCGTGGTTTATCGCGGGCATTGCCGATTGCTTCGGCTTCACGCTCGAAGAGGTCATGCAGCAGAACCTCGACAAACTCGCCAGCCGCCGCGAGCGCGGCGTGATCGATGGAAACGGGGATAACCGATGATCGCTTATGACCCACGCCTCTCTTTTCAGCGGGATCGGCGGGTTCGATCTGATTGCAGATTTTAAAACGATAAACGAATACGAGAAGATATGACAAATCAAGTAACAAGCATCGAGCAATCGAAGCGGCTGCTGGAACTGGGCGTGCCGGCGGAGATGGCCAGCATGGTATGGGATACTATATCCCTTGCGTCACATCCAATATTGAGGGAATGGGACACAAGTACGGATACGAAACGTTGGCAGGTAGATCGTGTTGGCCATGTACCTGCCTTCACGGTCGCGGACTTGCTGGGAGCGTTGCCAAGTCATTGCCGAATGCCCGACGGAGCGTGGATCAATATGGAGATAGGGAAATGGGAGGACATCTGGTGCCTCTCGTACTACCAGATGGCCTCCGGAAGCGATGAGGTACTGTGTGGCGGCGCAGGAAGGGAATACTACTTATCGGTACAGTCGACACAGCTTATCAACCTGCTGTACGGAGCGGTCGAGTGGCTTTTATCAAAAAAGTGCAAATTGAAGATATGAAAAAGATAATGTTCAACGATCTTTACGGGTAGTTTACGAATTTGAGTTGGTGAAACAACGAGATTCGATGCAAAACTTTGAAACCTTTCAAACATTTTGAAATATGAGAGAAATTAAATTCCGGGGCAAGCGCCTCGACAACGGGGAGTGGATCGAGGGCGATCTTCTTCGAATGCTTGACCATTGGTTTATATTCCCCGATCCTGCGCCGGAAGGGATTGATAAATACGAATTATAAATTGTATGGATATTACGAAAATGACAGCAGCACAACGCGCCGAACTGAAGGCGCAGCTTGAGGCCGAGGAGCGTGCCGAGAAACAGAAACGCGAAGAGAGTATTGCCGCATACAAGTCGTCGGTGGATGAGTTCTGCCGCAGCAAGTTTAGCCGGTTGCAGGCGTTGAGCGAGGAGATGCGCCGGTTGAAAGAGGAGGTTTTCGGCGATGCCGAAACGCTGATCGCGCTTAAGGATGAGTTGTTCCGGACCAAATCGGACCGACACAGCAATCAATTCACGACTTCCGACGGCAAGATCACCGTGGCACTCGGTTATCGCACCAACGACGGCTGGGACGATACGGTGAATGTCGGGGTCGATAAGGTCAAAACGTTCATCAAATCGCTGGCCAAAGACGAGGATTCGGCGGCTTTGACCGAGATGGTCATGAATCTGCTGGCGAAGGATCGCAAGGGAAATCTGAAGGCCAGCCGCGTACTGCAACTGCGCGAAATCGCCCGCAAATCAGGCTACCCGCAACTGATCGAGGCCACCGACATCATCCAGAACGCCTACCGGCCCGTCGATACCTGTCAGTTCATTTCGGTATCCTACAAGGACGACAAAGGTGTGAAACAAACATTGCCGCTCTCGTTGGCGGCCATGGAGTAGTCCCGAACGGTTGTCTGCAGCGGTTCGATTCCGCCGCCGAGAACATTGCCGGAAAGTAACAAATTTTGTAGCTTTGTATGTGTTTAACTAAAAATATAATTTTATGGATCTTTATTTCGTAATTCTTGGAATTCTGTTTTTCATTTTTGGACTCCTCCAAATTATTCTGTTTTTCAAATTATGGGCTATGACCAACAATGTAAAGAAGATTGCACAAGGCAATGATTCTCCGCATGTTGATTGGCAACTTCGGGCTTGTGTTTTAACTGGAGATATGGATCGCGCCAAGAAATTGATAATTGAAGATTTTGTCGAAAAGGTGCGATTACATGTTATCCAACACGGGCCGTCCGACTACATAGGAACGATAAAGCAGGAGTGCCGGGCCAGATTCAAGGCAATCGGAAAACAGATGCCTGAAGCCATTGAAAAACTCCAGAATGGAGCAAATGTCATTCAGTTGATACCATAATTATCCCGTTTTTATATGCGATAATTCTTATTCCTGTCCCGAGATTCGATGTAAATATGTATAGAGTGCGTTTTATTTTGCAAAGGCCCGGCTATCGCAAACGCTATCTCGAAGGCCTTTATCGACCAAGAGGTAATCTCTCGGTCGATGCGATGCGCAAAGCCTGTCAGGAGGAACTCCGGCAATATTTGGAGGCACAAGATCCGGAATATCGTAAATTCGACATAAAACTCACATATTTCAACCGTCTTCGCATTGATTTTCTACTGAATGTGGGGATTGTTTGATAACATAAAAACGCTGCCAAGAATCGAAAATCGGCAGCGTTTTTGTTTCCTCCAGTGCAAAATTTCGTATCTTTGCAATATGGGTAACACGTCAGACAATCAACTCATTCTTTTCCACTGCCCGACCATTGAGAAAGCCGGGAACCGGCGGCGTACACGTTCTCTGCCCCGTTCGGGAGATGGAAACATCACGTCGCGTGCAGACCGAATCGCCAAGCGCAACCGCCTCCTGACGGCCCGTTATTACTACTGGACAGAGTTGGAGCGGCGACGTTTCGACGATGTGCTGAAGATCCTTGCCGACAATGAATTTTTCGTCGAGGACCGTACGATCAGCAACGCCCTGGTCGCCGAGGACGAGTTCTACAACAAGCTGATCCGTCAACGTACGACCAAACGCCAGTTGCGTCGGATGTTTCCCGGGTTCGACTGGGGTTAATCCATAAACTCCGATTCGTAGATCATCCGGAATATTTTCAATCCGTTCGACCTATTCTCCGTTAAGACCGACACCCGGGATGTCGGATTGATCTTGCGTCCGAAAGACCACCATTGAAGCGCCTTGTGTATATTCTGCAGGGTGTCGTACTGTTGAAGCGCTTTTTCACGACTCTCTTGCGGTGCGGATGCGTTTGCCGTACCCCAGACGTTGAATGCCACTTGCAGTTGAAATCTCACACGCACGCGTTGTTTTCCGGCCATGTGGGTCGTGCATTGCGGGTAGCTCATCTCGACCAGGCAGCAGGGGAAGGCCACCGGAGGCCGTTCCGAAACATTGAGTTGTCCCTGATCCGAATCGATCCATCGCAATTCGGGGACTTTGTTTTTCAGCTGATCGCACAGGGCGATGAAGAGTTCTTTTTCCATAATCAGTTGTTTAATACGGATTCCACATAAGTCTCGATTCTTTTTTGCAGCTCGGTTTCGAGTTCCCGGGCGTCGCCGATAAACTGTCGCCGGGGAATGTTCACCCTTCGGGTGTGCTGCCGAACGCTCTGATCACCCCGGCGCGTGTGCCGGATATGGGCCGGAACCGCAACCGCACCTTTGAATCCTTCGTTGTGTACCCGGGCATAGTCCACTTTCTCGTTTCCGGCCGCGATGACGATCCGCCCGGGCGTGACCACGACAGGCCGGATGCTGTTGAGCAAAGCTCCGGACTGCACGAGCAGTGACCCCGATTGTTTGGGGACCCGGGGTGGTGCCCACGGATTCCCGTCAAAGGCCTTGTGCCGGAACGTGTCCTGGAAATATCCGACGGATGTTTCAGCGACGATTTCAGCCGTTCCCTGCAGGATCTCCTCCATACGCTTCTCGAGGAGTTTGTCGATTTCTATTTTCATAAAAATTTTGTATATTTGTTCCGAAGCGTACAATTCCGGGGGTGAATCGAATTCTGCTATCCCTCGCGGGTGATGGGGGCATGGGACCAAAGTCTGGGCTTGATACAGCGGATGAGTACGTTAACCCGAAGCAGCGGTATGACACTGGCTATCCAAGGCGTTGCGGATACCTGCAGGACGTGTTCCCAAGGTAAACAACAGTACGTCCGGACGCAAAGACATGCCGCTACGACTTTTTTATAAGCAAGCCCCGTCGGTATCTCCATCGCGGGTCAATGTGGCGGCTGCTTCGCGTTTTCTGTTTCAAATTCGGAGTCTGAACGATCTCGAACCAGGTCGTTATCCTATATTCGAGATTTTCATCCACTTCACAGATCACGTCGATCACCTTTCCGTCATAGAATTTTATGAAATTCATGTTCCTGAACGGTCTGTGATAATCGTTCAACCAAACCTCGTCGGGATTCTTCAGCACCTCTTCGACACATGCCAGTAACGGCACCCGCACTTTCTCATAGTTCCCGGTCGTATGAGTTCGGAACACCTTCTCGTCCATAACGACTTCGCGGCCTTTGTAGTCGTGTAGCGTCTTGTGAGCCTCGTACCATTCTGCGGCCGAACCGCTGTATTCGGGCATCGGTTCCGTCGCTGCCGCCAGGCGTTTGGCAAACGAGTCGAGTCCCCAGTCGTTGTAGTAGAGTCGGCCAAGTAGCTTCGAAGCCTTGTTCTGGAAGCGGCGGATGTAGAACTGGTTCTGCGTGAACACCTCGCCGGTGAGGGCACGGTTTACGCCCCAACCCTGTGCTGCGGCTTTTTTCCACGTCGCCGTTCCGAAGAACTCGTCCACGCGCTGTTGCGAGGCTTCGACCGTCTCTTTCTTGACCTCATGGGCCATCCGCGGCACGACCCGGCAGCGACATCGCCAGTCGTTCGGCGGGAAGATCTTCTTCCATCTGGCATCGTTGTAGGGAAGGACGATCCCTTCGAGCTGGCGATGAGACGGACGCACACGATCGTCTCCGACCGTCCGGTACTCCCAGTAGGGGAACAACTTTGTCTTGCCCATCAGCCGCCGGTAGGTGCTGGCGGCTTCGGCCGTAAGTAGTGCCGTGTCGTACTCGGTACGTTGCCAGTCGCGGTTGAATGCCGTACAAATCTTGCGGGCCTCACGTTCGAAGTCGGCGAAATTACTACTTTCACGGAAGAGGCGGTTGAGTTCCTGCAATTCGGCCAGGGTTTTGGCTGCCGAGAACTGGAACAGGTTAATCTCCATCGCTGTCTGTAAAGCGTCGTCACGTACTCCGTACACAACCCCGATATCAGCATTCCCGATGCTGTCAGCTTCCGGTTGAACGGCCTTCAAAAGGTCTTCGGAAAGGAATCGAAATAGCTCCGTGTCGAACGCGGGCTGCGAGGCGGCCACACGTCCCATCAGCCTCTCTTCGAGCGTATCACTGTCCTGCATCCGCATGAGGGCAGTGCCATCGAACGCCCCGCCCTGCGGGGCTTTGACGAAAAAATCCCATAAGCGGCGCCAAATGTTCCGGTTGTCGGCATTCCGCACCTTCTCCTCGACATCCGTATCCGTTTCAAGGTGCGAGCCTAATACCATATTCGACTTTTCTCCGGCGATCACCTCTCCTTTGTCCGGCATGGGGATCGAATACTTGTCGTGAATGAATGCTGCGGGGATATCGATGATCGTCGAGAGCTTCACGATTTCGTCCACGGAGAGCGGGTCGGCTGCCTTCGGATAGACGAAGCGGCCGCCTTTCACGGGTAAGCCGCAAGTCTCCAGAACAGGCAGCAGCCGTTCATTGAGCGTACGTTGTACAAAACGCAGGTCGCTCGTGTGTTTCGAATCCTCGACCTGCAGATGCACTTCTCCGAGCGAGCGGGCTCCGCGCTCGCCCTGAATGGTGGTCAGCGTCTGTCCGAGGATCGTGATAAGCATCTCTTCATTCGTCGCCTGACGGAACTCATTGAATGACGAGCCAGACCCCCTATTTACCTCTTTGGTTTCAATGTCTGCCTCCTTGGGGATGACGAGATAAGGTGCGGATCCGGCCTCTTCCAAGGCTTGCTTAAGCAGTTCCCGGCTCTGTGGGTCGAACGTGTTGTATTTTCCGATACGCTGAGGCATTCCGAACAGCTCGATCCATTGAGCATAGTCGCCAAATCCACCGCGTTTCCAGATAGCATAGGGTGCAGCTTTGAGCAGCAGCCCGTAGTCCCCGGGACGACCGACGACCAGAAGGTTCGGATCCTGGTCGTACGGTACCGATCGATCTCCTGTGTCGTTCAGCAGAATCTGACAGTTGTCCAGGTCGATATACTTGGGTTTGATAGGTTCGACGTGGAATCCGCTGTTGAAAAAGAGCTCCACGCCCGCCCTGCCGTAGAACAGCCGGTGCATGATTTCGCGGATGAGCGTTTCCCAGGCTGTCGTGTCGATCATCGCTGCGATGGCGGGTTCTTCCTGTCCCCGGGCATTCATGAAGACGACTTCAGCATTCAGCACGGCCTCGATACGTTTGTTGATCGCATCGGCGAGGACTCCGTCGATCATGATGTCTTCGAACAGGTCGTAGAGATATTTCGGCCGTCCGTTGTCGGCCGAGCGCAAAGCTGACCGCCAATCTCCGATGTCGTACACGCGACGCTGCGGAGCCTGGACAACGATCTGCTGCACCACTATCGGCTTTGAGGCTTTCGTGCCGGAACTCTTTCGGGAAGATGTCTTATAACCTATTTGTGCCATAATCAAAAATGTTGTGATCGTTTTGGGTTCGACCCGAAAATGTACTCTCCGGCAGCGGGGTCGGGCTTTCCGTCGCCGTCGGCATCCTCCATTACGGGTAGGTTGGGTTTGATCTCCGAGCGCTGGACGGACTTCAGCCAGGCGACGGCCCGTTCGTATCGATCCTGCCGGAGCTGGAGATCCGTTCCTGCATTGCACAGGTTGATGAAGTGCCATACGGCGATGTCCTTGACGAAAATTAACAGCAGTGCGTTACGTTCGTCACCCTCGGTGCCGAAGATCTTCTTACGGTCATAAGCCCCGAGATACCCCGAGGCCTCCTCAATGGCGGCATCGATAGCCGCGGCCACGATTGCATCGTCCTCTCGGGCGATGGTTTCGATATTCTCTTTATAGAGATGCGTCTGCAACTCTTCAGGTGTCAGAAAAGCCATATTAGAAACGTTTTGATGCGCGTACTCGTTGACCGATGGTATAGGATCCCTCGTTGAGCGTGGAGATCTTCTGGTTGATGATCCATACGCCTCCTTCGATGCAGTCAGGGCCGTCGGCCGGAGATTTCATTTGTCGGTTGAGCAGCAGGAACTGCTCTTCGAGGCGTTTCATGTGCGGATTCTCTCGTTCGTCGATATTCAGTACCAGGCGCCCTTGGCGGATCAACGGTTCGAGGTTTCCCTCGATGCGTTCGAATTTCGGCGGTTTACAGCGACAGTCGGGTGTGATGCCGATGAATCCCCGTTCGCGGGCGCGGGCGGCGAACATTGGGAGGAACACCTGCTCATAGAAAGGATCCTGCAGGCTGTTGTTCTCGATGAAGTAATAAACCTGCACACGTTCGCTCGCATAATCGCGCAGGTTGTAGAACCAGTCCACGAACTCGTCGTTGGTGACATGGTCGAGAAATCCCGTATAGACGTAGAATGTCCCGTCGCAGTAACCGAGCAGAAAATCCGCTTTGAAACTCGATGCCTTGTTGCGGGCGTTTGACGGAGAAGGATCGGCGTAGGCCACTGCGAACTGGAGCCGTTGCATCGGCGGACATTTTCCCCAGATCACCTCCTTGATGACCTCGCCTTCGGAAAGCGGATTGTTCATATACTCCTGCTGGAAGGCTTTGGTGGAAATGGTCTGCTCGATGCGGCGGATACGCTCCTCGGTGTTCTTCTCGGGCCAGGTCGAGCGGCCTTCGGCATCGCGGATGTTCACAATATCCCAATGGTCGGCCTTGGCCCCGGCCCGCGTCACACAGCAATCCCGGGCAATGACGTTCCCGCAGAACACGACCAGCAGGTCGCCGCTCACGGATCGGGTTGGAATCAGGGCTTCCTCGAACCACTGCCACTTCTTTTTTACAATGTCGGGATTGCGGCAGTCGGCATCCGTGTCGAAATCGTCCGGGAGAATCGTATCCGGGCGGAAGGCATCCTTGCGGGTGCCTCGCGGCGATTCCATTGCACCGAGCGCCCGGAACGCCGCGCCCGAGGTCAGCGAAAACTCGTCGGCGGTCCAGTTGCCGGCCTCCCTCAGGTCCCCGTAGTAAGCCTTTAACAGTGAATTTTGTTCGAAGGACTTCTTGTAAGGATCCAGAAGCCGCGTGGCATTCTCATGGCTGTTGGAAACGAGCAGCACGTTGCGTTTGCGTTTCGTCAGTACAAGATACATGATGCATATGAAGACGATGGTCGATTTGGCCAGCTCGCGTGACCACGAGAGCACTTCATACCATTCCGGATTGGAGGTGATCCGCCGGATAGCCTTCTTCTGGAAGGAAGTGAAAGGATGCCGGGTGTATTCGGCGAAGAAGAAAAGCATCCACGAAACGGGATCCTTTTCGAGCTTCTCGAGTCGCCGCATCCGCTCCACAGGGGAGAGTTTGTCCACCGCCTTGTCGCGCTTCAGGGCACGGTGGTATTCACGCCATTCGTTCCAGGCACGCATGTCATCTACTTTACCCATTTCAGCCGTTCCTGTATGTATGAATCGAAATAGTCCGAGAGTATCTTGGCCTTCTCCAGGTCAATAGCCCGGACATAGTCGAGAATACCTCTTGACACATTGACAATGTCCCGCACGGAGGCCTCTTGTTCGAGCGCCTCGAGGTCGGCGGTGAGTTTGCGCCGGATATCTGCCTCCTTGACCGTCGGATAGCGTGCACCCTGCTCACGCGCCGCGATGCTTTCGTCGAGTTCATTAAGTTGCATGAGTGTCGATTTGATCCGTGCCTCACGGGTTTGGAGGAAATTCAACTTGAGACCCTCCCACTCTTTGGCCCATCGTACGATAGTAATCCTCGAGACACCGATCTTCACGGCAATCTCGGCCTGGGTGAGATCCGTAGTGAGGAAAAGTAGTTTCGCCCACTCCTTCTTCTGCTTGTTATCCAACTCTTGTGTCATGAAAAATCTCTGTTTTACACCCCAAAGGTAAGCTCTTCACCCGAACGGAGCGAATTGTGGATAAATGGTCTGCATGCAAAGTGCAATTAAAGTGTAATAAATTGTAAAACAATACAATATAATTTGCAAAACGGGTGTTTTCAATCCAATTTTGCCGAAAAATGATGGCTTTTATGAAACGATTTACATTCGTGTTGCACGACGAGACGGTCAATACCTACGGGTTCCGTATGCTCACCAGCGGCGCTAATCTCGAGGAGTTCCGCAAGAACCCCGTGATCCTGCTCAATCATAAGGACTGGGAGCTTCCGATCGGTCGTTGGGAAAACATCCGCATTGAAGGTACGCAGATCCTTGCCGATGCCCTCTTCGACGAGAAGGATGACGAGGCGGTGAAGATTGCCGACAAGGTCGAAGGCGGATTCCTGCGCATGGCTTCTATGGGAGCCTGGCCTCCCGAAGAGGTGAGTGACGCCGCAGAGTTGAAACTTCCCGGGCAGACGCTTCCGACCGTGACGCGCTGGACAGCCCGTGAAGCGTCCATTGTCACGATCGGGGCCAATCACAATGCCCTGGTACTTTTCGACCGTCAAACGGGAAAACCTCTCGATCTCACGGATGCTTCGACTGTCATCCGGCTTATGGACAGGCTCAATCACTCAAAAATCGATTCGAATATGAACAAGACTTTGAAGGAAGTCCTCAAGTTGCAGGACTCAGCACAGGATGCCGAGGTTATCGGCGCTGTGAACCGGCTGATCGAAAACAACGACCGGCTAACACGTGAAAATCAGGAACTCAGAGATGCTGCAGCGCGTGCGGAGTCCGAGCACAAGGAGATCCGGAAGTCCGAGGCGATTCGCCTCGTGGATGCAGCCATTGCCGACGGAAGGATCAATACCGCAGGCAAGGAGGCTTATCTGAAACTCTTTGATACGGATTTCGAGAGTGCCAAAGCCACCCTCGAAGCCATTCCGCACCGCAAATCCGTCACAGCGCTTATCCGTGAGGGTGAACGACGGCAGTCGGTCGAACTCTCCGACCTTGTAAACAAGTCGTGGGAAGAACTCGATAAGGCAGGGCGCCTTGTTGAACTCAGGGACAAGGCGCCGGAACTCTTCCGTGAGAAGTTCAAAGCGGCCTTCGGTACCGAACCTAACATGTAGAACTCATCAAAAACAAAAAACATTATGGCTATTCAAAAAGAAATCTGGGAGAAATCGATCGTCGAAGGTCTGTTCGCTCCCAACAGCTTCCTTTCGAAAGCGTTCAACGCCGACGAGTATGTCGAAGCGGGAAAGATCGTGCATATCCCGCAGGCAGGTGCCGCTTCGAAAGTCGAGAAGAACCGAACGTCATTACCCGCAACGGTAAAGCAGCGTACCGACACGGACAAAACTTTCGAGCTGGCTGCTTTCACGACGGATCCCGTTTTGATCCCCGATGCCGACAAGGTCGAGCTGTCGTACAACAAACGCGAGTCCGTATTACGGCAGGACAAGCTCGCCCTGCATGAGGCTGTGGCCAAGGATTTTCTGTTCGCCTGGAGTCCTGCCTCGGATCGTGTGATCGAAACCACGGGGGCACCGGTGGATGCTTACACACCTTCGGCGACAGGCAGGCGAAAAGGGCTTTGCAGGGCGGATATTCTGACGCTGATGACGAAATTCAACAGCGAGAACATTCCCCAGGAGGGCCGCTACCTGCTGCTCGATGCGCAGATGTACGCACAGCTGTTGAGCGATCTCACTGCCAATGAGAACTCCGCATTCCTCGCCTCGGCGGATGCCCAGAACGGCATCATCGGAAAACTCTTCTCGTTCAACGTCATGATGCGTTCACAAGCTACGCTCTACACTGCGGATAAAGCTCCGAAGCGGTGGGGCGAAAGCGGTGCCGCCACGGACCTGGCCGCAGCCCTTGCCTGGCACGATCAGTCCGTATGCCGCGCCTTGGGCGAAGTCAAGGCTTTTGAGCAGGAGAAAGCGCCCGACTATTATGGGGATGTCTACTCTTTCCTCGTACGTGCCGGAGGCAGCATCATGCGCGGCGATAATGCAGGTGTAATGGCCCTGGTCGGCACCGCAACCGAGTAAGCCATGAAACCGACGGATTTCAAGCGCACCTATTATCCGACAATCGAGCGGGTCTGCGCCGAAACAGGGTTGAATCCTCTGTTTGTTGCGGCGCAGGCCGCCCTCGAAAGCGGATGGGGCGATCATGCTATCGGAAATAATCTTTTCGGCATTACGGCCGGAGATAAGTGGACCGGAAAGCGGCGAACCGAACGGACCTTCGAATACTTTTCGGATGACCGGCAGAGCGGACGATTCGAGAAGGTTTATTCGATCACCCGGACTTCGGATGGACGCTACCGTTACGAGGTCGATCGCAAGTTCCGCGACTACGACACGCCGGAGGAGGGCATCCGCGACCATGCGAAGGTCCTTTCCGCCAAACGCTACGCAGTAGCCTGGGCGTATCGTAACGACATAACACGTTTCGCTTATGAGATCGCCAAGGCCGGGTACTGTACGGCAGAACCCGCAGCCTACGCGGATTTGATCTCGAAGATTGCACGCATGATCGAACGGGCGTAAACTAACTTTCAAAAACCGATTGAACGATGGACAGCATTTGGATGCAGATACTCGCTTTCGCACTTCCCGGGGGATTCCTCGGCAGCGTTTTCACCTGGATCTTCTCGCGCCGCAAACAGAACAACGATTTTCTCAAAGAGTTGCAGAGTTCGATCAACCTGCTTTCGGGCGAAAACAAGAAGATTCTCGAAGAAAATATCCAACTGCGGCGGGAAAACATCGACCTCAAGGCCAACCAGGAAGAGATGCTCGTACGCATCGACCGGCTGACTAAAGAGGTGGAGCGCCTCCGCAAGACCATCGGAAAACGAAATTCGTATGAAGACAAGACTCTTTTTGCTGCTCTCCATCCTGCTGCTGGCAAGTTGCACTGCGACGAAGAAGCTCCTCTCGACAGGGACACAGAACAGGACGGATACCGTGTCGCACATGCAGCGCGGCGCACAAAACGCCGTAGAGCAAACCGCACGAGCGGCAATGAACTCTCGATCGGAGGAGACCTCTGTGCTGCGGGCGCTGCGGACGGAGGCGATTCCGCTTCGGACAGCAGCGGTGACGGTGACGGAGGAGAGCCTCCGTAATCTGCCGGAGGGGGCGGCCTATGTTGCCCGTGACGGTCGGCTGACGCTCGAAGCCCGGCGTGACGGGGATACCATCCGCATTTCAGCACGCAGCGATTCGCTTGCCCGACGAGTCGAATATTACAAAGCGACCTCGGCCCGGCAGGACCGATATGCAGATTCTCTGAAGGAGAGTCTGGCAGAAACCCGGGAAGCATACGACCGACTCCTCGAAGTCTCCAGGCATCAATCTTCGGAAACAGCAATACAACAAACGCGGTCCCCGGCCTATCGGGGAAGGTGGATGCTTTTCGGAATCGTTATCGGATGTCTCGGCAGCTGGTGGGCTCATAAAACAAACTTATTTGCAAAACTTTTCAAAACAATTTAATTATGTCTAAACGATCTGTAATTCAAACTAACGACGGCTATCTGATGCTGCTCGACGCTGTCTATTTCAACGGCAGACGCATGGGGAACATTTCGGAAGAGGGCCTTGACTGGGGCGGTGAAGACGCCCAGACCGTCGAACTCTGGGCCGCACAGATTCGGACCAGTCCCGTGCTGGATATCGAAACGCGAGCCGCGACGAATGAGATTACCGGAAAGATGATCGAAATGGTTCCCCAGAACTGCGTCGATCTGATGGGCGGCAAAGTCGCGGGTGAGGAGTGGCAAATGCCCGCCAGCTCGATGCGTGTCGAAGGAGATATGCGCATTCTGACCGGTACGGGTAAGACCGTCAAACTCAAGCGCGTTTCGTTGCGTGCCTCGAAGATTCGCGGCGGCTTGGGCGGCGAAAACGTCCTCGGCATCGAATTCGGACTGAAGGTCCTGGCCCCGCTGGACGGCTCTTCGCCCGGTTCGATTCTGCCGACGGAGCCCTTCATCGAGGCCGACCCGACGTCGCTGACCTTCGAACAGGCAGGCGGCAGCCTCCCGGTCGATATCGAAGCATCGGGTCCGTTCTCGGTAGGTGCTGTGCCCGAAGGCTTCTCGGTGGAAGTCATAAACGGACGCGTCACGGTGATCGCCGAAGCCAATTCCACGGAATCGCCCCGCTCCGGACAACTGGAATTCATCCTGGAGTCCGATCCTGAAACAAAAGCTACCGTATCGCTTTCGCAGCCCAATGCCTAAGCCATGAAACGCAATGTAGAACTGGAGGCAGCGGAAGCTCTGCTCGATGTGGGGATTCTGCTGCCTCTTCTCCGATTCCGCCTGCCCGGAGGCCGGGAGCGGGTGCTGCGCGTAACGATGCGGCGCCCCTGCCTGGGAGGGCAGATGCGCATCGTACGCCACTACCTGAAGCTGGGAATCACGGCCCGGGAATGGGATGCTTTCTCCGAAGACGAGGAGCGTGCCTTTTTCGACCGGCATGCCAAACGCCTTTCGCTGATCCTTGCGCTGACGATATGTCGCGGCTATCTGTCCGGACTCCTGCTGGCCCCCGTGGTGGCCTGGTTGATCCGGTGGAAGGTACCCTCCGAGTACCGGATCGAAGCCCAGCGCTGGTTCCGCAGAATGCGGGGCACGCGGGATTTTACGAGTATTATCGAATCGGCCGAGAGTATCGATCCCTTCCGGTACGAAGCGAGCCGCCCCAAAAGAGCAGGAAAGGGGAGTTAAGAACCGTTTACGAGAGTTCCCATAGCCCCTTCGGAATCGTTTGGCAAATTGCCTCCGCAACAGGATGGTCGGTGCATTACATTCTGTGGAAGGTCAATTTCCAGACACTGGCCATGATGCTGGCCGATGCCCCGCATTATCGAAGCGTCCCGGCCGAATGTACGGAAGCCGGGAGTGCAACGGGAAAACCCGATACCGCACAACTCTTTCAATCGAAACTCAACTTGCAATGAAACCCGTCGAGATAGAATTCCTCGTAAAGAACAATACCCGCCAGGGACTCTCCGGAGTTTCCGGCGGGATTGATGCCGTGGACAAGGATGCCGCGCAGGCGCGAGGCCGTATTCAGGCTTTGAAGGATGAAATTGTGCGACTTCAGAAAGTCATAGCCCAGACGCCGGAAATGGATCAGACGGAAAACATCCGCCAGATAGAAGCGTTGCAGCGGCAGCTCCAGGCTTTGCAAGCCGCAACCAAACGCACCGATCTGGTTCCTGCAAGCGCTCCGGCAGCCGTAAGGACTTACAACGGATTGAACATGTCGATCCAACAACTGGCCCGGGAGCTGCCGGTATTGTCGATGGGGCCTCAAATGTTCTTCATGGCCATTTCGAACAACCTGCCGATCTTCACCGACGAACTGGCCCGTGCGCGTAAAGAGTACGAGGCGATGATTGCCAGCGGGCAGAAAGGCGTCCCCGTGTGGCGGCAGGTCCTTTCGTCCCTTCTATCCTGGCAAACGGCGTTAGCCGTCGGAATCACGCTGACAGTAGCGTACGGCAAGGAGATCGGAAACTGGGTAGCGAATCTGTTTCGGGGAAAGAAGGCGCTCGACACCGCTCGCATGGCTTCCGAACGTTTTCAGAATACGATGCTCGAAGGGGCTCGAAACGCCCAGCAGGAGGTCGTAAAATTGAATCTTCTCTACCGGGCCGCAACGGATAATGCCCGCGCCACAGACGATCGCCGGGAAGCCGTGCGCAAACTCAAAGAGGAGTTTTCGGGTTATTTCAAGAATCTTTCCGACGAGCAAATCATGCTCGGACAAGCGAATGACACTTACAAGGAGCTGATCAAAAACATTTACAAATACGCCAAAGCACAGGCGGCTTTCAAGAGCCTGGTGGATATCGAACAGCAAGAGCTGTTCTTCAATAACATACCGGATATCGAACAATTCCTAAAGGCTAATGACAAATACCTCGAGGCCCAAAAGGATGTTGCTGAAAAACGGAAAACCTACTATGCGAAATCATGGCGTCAACCAGGCTATGATCCCCAAACACGCAAAGATCTCTTACAGGCGAAAGACATTCTGTCAGATGCAGAAGAAAGTGTTTCTTACTGGCAGGAAAGGATTTTTGAAGAGATCAGGAAGAACAAAGGAGGAGAAGAGATTATCGATGAGATAGAGGAGAAATTCGATGGCAACCTCGGGGCATTTCTGCAATTCCTCGCAGAGCAGCGGACGAAATTGGCTGCCGTGGCGGAGCAGGCCCAGTTGCTGGAAAACCCGTCCGGCACGACGACCGATCCCGAACCGACTTCCATCGACCAACTCACAGAACAGTATAAGGCGGCCGTACGTCGCCAACAGCAGAGCCTCGACGACCAGCGGGTCGAGTTGATTGAAAACGAATTCGACCGGGAACGGGAAGCGATCCGCCTCAATTACGAGAAAAACCGTCAGGAATATGAGCGGCAGGAACAACAGACGCTCGCGCTGATTCGCAAACTCCGGGAGTCGGGGGCCGATATCGATTCGAATGCGGAGAAAACCTTTATGGCCGGCACGGCCGCTGCAATAGCCCAAGCTGCGGAAATTCGGGACAGAGAGCTTGCGGATGTCGATAAGAAAGAGGAGGCTTCATACGCCAAGTTGCTGGAGAAGTACGAAACCTACCAGCAGGGGCGTCTGCGAATCGCCCGGAAATACGATCAGGATATTGCCGCTCTTGCCTCAAATCCGGAGGCCCAGCAACTCGCTCGGGAAGCCAAACAAAAAGCGCTCGACGACTTCACGGAACAATTTGCAAGCCAGTTCCCGGAATTCGAAGCCTGGGCCGACCGGGTCGTCACTGCCTCGGTCAAAAAGCTGGAAAGCCTGGTGATCGAAGCTCAGGAAGAGCTGGAGAACCTGCAAAGCGAGACGCCGGATGATGGTAATGCCATCGCCGTTGCGCGGGCCAAACTCCGCAAGGCCGAACAGCAACTGGCGAAAAAACAGAACCAAACGGAACAGGAAACTACCGATACGACTTCCTGGACGGAGCTTCACCGCGTATTGACCGACGTTATCGGCACTTTCAATGAGGTCGGCGATGCCGTCGGGGGAGCCGGAGGAACCATCATCGCCACCGCAGGAGATATCGCCGGCTCTACCCTGCAAATCATCAATGCCGTTCAGGCATACCGGAAAGCTCAAGCCGCATCGAACACGCTCGGCATGGCCTCCGGAATTCTCGGAGGCATATCTGCCGGTATCGGTGCGCTGACCACTATTGTCAATTTGTTCGAGGGCGGTGAAACTTCGATGGAGCGCAACCTTCGTCTGGCCCGCGAGTTCAACGAAGAACTTCGGATCATGAAAGAGCGCAGCCGTATCGACTCCGATGAATTCGACAATATCTTCGGGGATCGGGTGTACGACCGTTACAAGCAAAATATCGATGTAGTGCGCACCTCGCTTGAAGAGCTGGAGAAAGTCCGGGAGAGAATCCTCTCGCGCGGGGAAGAAAAATATCAGTTGCCGGGAGAGTGGCGAGGCGGAGCCGGCACGGGACTTTCGGGGCTGTTCAGGTATGAAAAAACTTGGGAGAACATTGCCGATTCGATCGCCAACATGCAGGTTCAGACACGTCACTCGACCTGGTTCCGCTCGGCAAAATATCAGTCCCTCGGTTCGCTGCTTCCCGAATTATTCACGGATGGCGAAGTCGATATGGACGCGCTCCGGCAATTCGTCGAAGAGGGCGGAGAAACTTTCCAGCACCTGGCACGGGAGAATCAGGAGATGCTCCGCGAAATGGTGGACGACTGGGAAACCTACGAAGAGGCATTGACTGCGGTCCGGGATTATTTGCAGGATATTTTCGGCGATCTGGGCCGTACGCTTACCGATGCTTTGGTGGATGCTTTCGAAAACGGCACCGATGCGGCGGATACTTTTGCCGACAGCGTCGGGCAGGCCCTGCGCTCGCTGGCCAAGGATATGATCTATTCGAGTACGCTCGGTAAGGTATTCGAAGATGCCCAAAAACGCATCGAAGAGGTCATGCAGAGCGACCTTTCCGACGAAGAGCGGTTCGCTCAATGGAGCGAAACGATGAAATCGCTGGTTTCGGATGCCATGGAGCAACAGGACGATTTCAATCGTCTGTGGGAAGAGTTCCGCCGCATTGCAGAAGAGAACGGACTTTCAATCGACGAGGAAGCCGGCACTTCGCAGCAGAGCGGTAAGGCAGGAGCCATTCAGACCGTAACGCAGGATTCGTTCTCCCGCGTCGAAGGACTGGTCACATCGGTACAGATCCATTCCGCGAAGATCGACGAAAACATCGAAGGTATTGTCCCGGTTCTCAAAGGGTCACTCGAAGCGATGAATGCCATCCGGGAAAATACCGAACCGATACCCCAAATCTATGAACTGTTGCAAACCATAAAACGCGACGGATTAAAAGCGATCTGATTATGGCTGAAATACTCGAAGGACTGTTGCTGATCAACCAAACGGATGTATATGCCCGTTTCGGGGCTTTCCTCGCGGAAACCGCTGAAGACAGACACGACAACTACGATTCGCTGCTTGCACCTCCGGCTCTCAAGCAGCAGGCGGAGGTTTCCATTCAGGAGGAGGACGGTGTCCGTATGCCCGATATACTGACGCAGACTTATGAAGCCCGCGATATCACGCTGCGATTCGCCATCGTCGCCTCGAACGATGTTTCGTTCTTCACGCGCTACGCCTCGTTCGTGAAATTTCTCAAGGAGGGCGACGACGGGTGGCTGGCGCTCCATCTGACGGACGTAGGGCTGAAATTCCGGGTTTATATGACCGGATTTTCGGATTATTCACAACTGGCGCCATTCGGAAAGGGAGAGGTCGCAGCGACCTTCTCGGTGAAATTCCGGGAGCCGAAGCCGACATTCGAACTCGCTGCGTCGATCTAAAGGTCACGTTCAAATCTTCAAAAAATGGAACTCAAAATATATTCGAAAGAAGGGAATTTGAAGCTGACGGCCTCTCCCGATAGTAACAGTGCTGCAACCTGCGGCATACAGGAGGAGAGTGTCCTCTCGCTCTCCTTCACGGCCTTCGAATGCGTCACGCTCGAAGTTTACGATTATGCGGACTTCCTCGGACGGCGTTATTGGATTCTCGAACGTTATCAGCCGAAGATGAACTGCGACAGCGAATGGAGCTACTCGGTGCAACTGTCGGGGGTCGAAGGACTCACCACGCAGGTCCTGATGGTCAATCCGGATGATGACGACAATCCGATTCTGACACTCACGGCACCGGCACGCGAACATGCGGCGCTGATTATCGCTAACATGAACCGCAAAATGGGGACGACCGAATGGAAAGTCGGAGAAGTGGTCGTATCGGAGTACATCGATATCGAATATACGGGAAAGTACGCCTCCGATGCTCTTTCGGAACTGTCGTCTGCCGCCGGGACGGAGTGGTGGTTCGACGGGATGACGCTCAACATATCCCGCTGTGAGTTCGGCGAGCCTGTCCCGTTGTCTTACGGCAACGGATTGACCGGAGGAATCGAACGGAGCATGGCCGATGGCGTGAAATTTTTCACTCGGCTCTTCCCGGTAGGCTCCTCCCGCAACATCGATCCGGATCGGTACGGACATGCCCGGCTGCAATTGCCCGACGGGGCGAAGTACGTCGAACAGGATACCCACCTCGGTATCATCGAATATTTCGAGCAGGAAGCGTTCGATGCGATATATCCCCGCCGGATCGGGATGGTCGGTGCCGTACGGTCCGAAGAGCGCACAAGCGATGACGGCTCGCCGTTTACGGTCTGGTATTTCACCGATCCCGACATTCCGTTCGATCCCAATCAATACGAAATAGGCGGCCTCGTCAAACGGGTGACCTTTCAGACCGGAGAGCTTCGCGGACGGGAGTTCGAAGTGAATTACGACTCGGAAAAGAAGGAGTTCGAGATCATCACCCAATGGCCCTACGACAACGATATGCAGTTGCCGTCGGAACCGTTGGTCCCGGCTCCCGGGAACGAATACGTGCTCTGGAATATCAGTATGCCGGACAGTTATTATCCTGCGGCCGAACAGGAATTCAAAACTGCGGTAGATACCTTTATGGCCGACAGTCGTAAAGATATATCCGTGTTCCAGGCATCGACGGATTTTACGGTTGTCGATAAAAGAAACCTCGATTTGAAGCCGGGACAACGGATTCGGCTCGGAAGCGACAAGTTTTTTCCCGATACCGGATATCGCGATATCCGTATCGTCGCGATCAGTCGCTCCGTCGTTCAGCCCGGAAGCATGACTCTCAAAATGAGCGATGTCCTCTCCACAGGTCGTATTTCCCGCATCGAAAATCAGATTTCGGAAGTGACGCAGATAACCCGGCAGGTTTCATCGGAATTTCCTGACATCATTAAATCGTGGGAGGAAACACCGGCGAGCGACACGACGCTCTATTCGTCGCGTAAGAGCGAACGGGAATTTCTCAACAAGCGCCGGGGAGGTACGGTCGAAGGAATCACCCGATTCCTTAAGCGGCAGCAGCTCGACGAGGGATTCCGGACAAGCGACTTCGCCAGCGGCATCACCGGCTTCGGTGCACAGATCGACGGACGAGGCGCCGGCGAGTTGGAGAGCCTCTTCATCCGTCGTTTTCTGGAGGTTCCGGAGCTTCGGTACAACCGTGTGGGCATCAGCGTCGGGGACGACTGGAGCGCTCCGGGCGCCGGGGTGATCGAGAGCGTGGACAAGGAGCAGAAGCTCGTAACGCTCAAACTCGAAGAGGGAGAGATCGGCGCCGTAGCTGTCGGGGATATCTGCATGGGTATCTTCCACGACTTCGACCCGTCGAACAATGCGACGGCAGATTCCGACGACGGCCGGGGCAACTTCTCTTTCGCAGGCTTCGCAACGGTCTATTTCCGTATCACGGAGGTCCTGGGCGACCGCAACGAGCGGTTCCGCTACGAGCTGCGCCCCCTGTCGGCCACCTTTACCAAGCAGATCGATCCGATGGAATCGATGACCTTCGTAGCCTACGGATCGTTCACGAATCCCGCCCGGCAGAGCTCGCGCTACTCGACGCGCACCTACCAGCGTTATCTCCGCAATGTCAGCGACTGGGAGTTTACGGCCGAGAATATCGCCGCACAGTTCGGCGACCTTACGAACCTCTCCGTCTTCGGGATCCAGATGTCGGGCTATTCGGCCTATCTGGATAATATCTACCTGCAAGGTATGATCAGCAGCCTGGACAAGAAGGCGCTGCTGGACACCCGGAGCAAGCTGTTCCGGCTGGTCGGGGACGACGGCGTCGGCGTGGCCTTCACCCCGGAGGCAGGCTGGAAGCAAGGCAAGCTCTACGACCCCGCAACAGGACAGTTCCAGAAGGAGTTCGACATCGAACAGATCGATCAGACGGCCACCGAAGCCCAGGACACTGCCAATTCCGCCGATCGCAAAGCTCAGCAAGCCAAAGATTACATCGATAACACGCTGCCCGGCGAATTGTCCGAGATCAACAAACGGCTGGACGGTGTCGTGGGAAACTGGTTCTATCCCTATACTCCCTCGCTTTACAATGAACCGGCCCAAACATGGATAGCGGACGGCGAGCAGGAAAACCATATCGGCGACACGTTCACCAATACGCTGCCCGCGAATTTCGACCCGACGGACGCAGGCTGTTGGGAGCAGGGCAGCATCGGTGCATCCTATATCGACGGCATTAAGACCTGGGATCAGATCAAAATCGCCGACAGCACCCGCATCCGGCTCAAAACTCCGGTCGGAGGAATACCCAAAGGCGCCGTACTGTCGGTGGGCGAAGGCTATACGATGGGTTACAATCCGATAGCGTCATCCGGAGCGGTTATAGCAAGTTACGTATGGAGCCAGAGCTATACCGTCGGAAGCGACAACCCCTACATAGCTTTTGTCATCCGCAAAACCGATAATGCCAAAATCACTCCGGCGGAATACCCGCAGATTCACTTCACCATATCGAGCGACGAGATGACGAACCCCGATGCGGGCAAATCGTGGCGGTGGGTAAAAGAAGAGGACGGAACCTATAAATGGACGCCGATCGCCGACAGCGATGCGGTAAAGGCCCTGCAAGAGGCGGCGCGGGCGCAGGACACGGCCGATGCCAAACGTCGTGTATTCGTCGTAACACCGACTACACCCTACGATGTGGGTGACATCTGGACGCAGGGCGAAGGTGGCGACATCATGCGCTGTATCGAATCCCGTGCAACGGGCAATTTCGAAAGCTCGGATTGGGACAAAGCATCCAAATACACCGATGATACGGCAGCCAACGAAGCCAAAGACGAGATTGCTAATCTTCAGTTCGGCGCCCGCAACTATATAGCCCGACAATTCCTCTATGCGTGGAACAGCGCCAAAGAGGGTGTTTCGGATGTGGTGACCTCGGGATCGGACGCAGACGGAGCCTACATGAAGATCGATGCCAACAAAGCGAGCAATGCAGGGGTAGCTATTGCGGCTACGAGCCAGATCGTAAACTGGACGGATTGCTTCGGGGGTAAGATCGCCTACAAGGCCGGCATGTCCTATGTCTTCAAGGCACGCATCAAACTGCCGGAAACCAAGACCGGCTGCGTGTTCTGTGCCGTTTATGAAGACGGATACGACATTATATCACGCCCGCCATCTGCTCCATATTCTGATGTGTATGAAGCCGTTTATACGACCAAATCCGGAAAGTCCTTGTTAAAAATCGTACTTTACGTCGATTATTGGCGACCGATTTACATTTACGACATCCAGCTCACGGAAGGCAACAAGGCCCCCACGGGATACATCACGGCCGAAGAGGATGTGCAGGCGCAGATCGAGCAGGTGAAGCTGGATGTGGACTACATTGCCTCGGATTCGAGCCTGACGCCATCCGACAAACAGCAGGTGGCTAATGAATGGGTGCGGATTCAAGGCGAATACTGGAGCATCATGGCGAATGCCGAAAAGTATGATGTCCCCACGGATTCATTTACGGTCTATTTCCAGGCACTCGAAGATTATCTCACGCCCCTGCTGGCCGATATGAGTACGACATCCGAGATAACCGGCACCGAGTTCAGAAAAGTATTCTCCGATTATTATGAAATAAGCAGCAACATGTCGGACTTGATCGACGACGCGATAGACGAATCCATCAAATCGACAGAGTACCTCAAGAAGGCTATGGAAGACGGAAGTACCGAGGTGAAAGGCGGTCTGATAATGACCAATGTGATGTTGCTGAAAAATGCTGAAGGCGACGTGACGGCCGGCGTGAGCGGCTTGCAGGAAGACGATGTGCCCTTCTGGTCGGGAGCCGACTACACAAACCGGAAAAAAGCCGTGTTCAGAGTACACGCCGACGGGGAAGTACACGCAACCAAAGGAACCGTCGGAATCCTGCAGGTCAAAAACGATTCCGTAGAGGTGAGCGATGCGGCCGCAAGCGGAGATAAAATCATACTCACCCCATACAGAATTACGTCCATATCGCAGGTTCTGGGTGCTGTGAGTGTACCGGGTGTCATAGAAACGAAAGAAGTGAGCGCACTGGCTACGGGACAAAGCAATCCTTTTGTCCGAAATGTTTACGAGTCAAGTCCGCCGTTTACCTGTGGGCAGGGAGTACAGATGTCAGCCCGGATTACAGCCCGCATCACAGGCAATGCCGAAGGAGGTGGCGGGGGCGTAAAGATCGAGGTGGTAAACGCTTTGACGGGGAAAGCCGATCCCCTGTACCGAAACAGCACGGCTGAAGCCCAAAACACGAATTTGAATATCGACGAGACGATTTCATATCTTTTCACTGGAGCAGCCCAGAAGTACTACATCCGGATTACGGTCGAAGCAACGGCAGCCGGAAAACTTACGGCCTCTGCAACGATGAATGCCGCCCAATTCAACTTCGTGAAAGACATCCGCAAGAACCTGATCGCTCCCAACGGAGTAGCCGTTGTGAAAGGATCGAGCAACTATGCGGTATTCACGGGAGATATTTTCGAAGTCCTGATCGGAAAAGCCGGATTACGTATTCAAAACGGGTATGTCTATAAGAGAGATACCGACCATACGACCTGGACAAAGATTTGAGAACCGCCATTGGAGACAGTCGTAAATTAATTGAAGAATTTTTAATGGCTGCGATGGACCATGTATGGAATACGTCGGTTGTCGGCAGAAAAGTGAAAGACGAAGTAGACGGTCAGCATCGAATCTGACAAATAAAGTCCTTCGGGGGAGGACACAAAAAATCCCCCGGTTTGTTAGCAGTCATCTCACCTACATACCAACAAATGCACGATTACTCGCAGCGACCGGGGGATAAAACCTCCTGCTGCGAGTAATTTTTTGTGTCGTTTCCTGTACAGGGGACGGCTGGTATGTAGATGAGATACGCAAAGATACTAATTTTAATAAAATAGCAAACTATGAGAACCCCTATTTCCTACTATGGCGGCAAACAGACAATGCTCAAGCACATTTTGCCTTTGATCCCGTCGCATAAGATCTATACAGAGGCATTTTGCGGCGGTGCGGCCGTCTTGTTCGCCAAACGGCCCTCCGAAGCTGAAATCATCAATGACATCAACATGGAGTTGACAAACTTCTACTGGTGTATGCAAGTTTACTATTCAGACCTCAAACACGAGATTAACAAAACACTACACAGCCGGGACCTGCACGCCCATGCCGGACATATCAACTCTTATCCGCAGTTCTTTACTCCCGTCGAACGGGCATGGGCCGTATGGGTGCTCTGTAAAATGTCGTTTGCGTCAATGATGGACGGGACATTTGGATATGACTTCAGCGGCACAATGACCAAGAAACTGCGTAACGCGAAGGATGAGTTCACAGAGCGGCTTTGTCAGCGGCTCGAACGAGTGACTATTGAGAACCGAAACGCTCTCGACGTGATCGACTGCTACGATGCTCCCGATACCTTTCATTTCGTCGATCCGCCTTATGTGAACTCCGATTGCGGACACTATGAGGATACATTCAACGAACAGAATATGGAGCAACTCTTGCAATTGCTTGAAACCGTCAAGGGAAAGTTTATGCTCACGATGTTCCCGTTCGATATGATCGACCGGTATGCCCGGAAGAACGGATGGATTATCCATCGTATCGAGCGGACGATCAGTGCCTCGAAATCAAATCGCCGCAGACAAGAGGAGTGGATGGTCTGCAACTACGAGGAACGGGCACAGGCATCTCTGTTCCAGGGTGAGTATTTAGGCGAATAGATGGAGCTGGTATTGATTCATCTTGAAATAAAAAACCGTTCGAGCGGCAGTTAAACGCCATTCGAACGGTATGTTTTCTTGATTCGCTTTACATATTTCCCGCGATATGTAAACGGATCGTGCATTTGCTTTACATATATTCTGCGCGTGTGCGAAATTTCAGTCGCTTTTCGTTTTGGATTACTTCAACCCTCTAAAAGTCGCATCTGGTTCTGAACTTCGTCGCATCTCGTTTTGCCGATTATAGGAAACTGTCGGCCCTCGACCGTCTGGCGTATATCGGCAGGCGGGGCATGGGGGCGCTGGAATTTCTGCCTCCGGCAGCCGAAGAGATGGAACAACCGTTCAAGGTCGAGATAGCCGACCTCTACAAGCTGGCCCAATCGGCGTTGAACGAGGCGAAGGACTTCAAGGTCGAGATACAGCCGGACTTCATGATCGAGAGCCTGTTCAAGGTAGGTACGTCCGCCGGAGGACGCAGGCCGAAAGCGATCATCAACCTCAATCCGGAAACGCACGAATGCTACTCCGGTCAGGTAGCGCCCCCACAGCCCGGATACATCCCCATGATTATCAAGTTCGACGAGCATTCGGATATTCCCACTACGCGCATTGAGTACAGCTATTATCTCATGGCGAAGGATGCCGGGCTGAACATGATGCCGTCGTATCTGGTGGAGGGCGAGCAGACCGCCCATTTCCTGACCGAACGGTTTGACCGCCGGGGAGGGAAAAAGGTACATGTGCAGACGTTGGCCGCCATGCAGCCCTCTTCCGACAGTTACGAAAGCCTGTTCGACACCGCCTGCCGTATCGGCATTTTGCCGGCAGAACTCAAGCAGTTGTTTCTTCTGACGGTCATGAATGTGCTGGGAGGAAACGTGGACGACCACAACAAGAATTTCGGCTTCCTGATGGGCGACGACGGGGTGTGGCATGCCGCGCCGGCATACGACTTCACGTTTTCCGTTGATCCGTCCGCACCGGGTTATATGAACCGCCATTGCATGACCATAGGCAACAAGAACTCCGACATCGGACGAGGCGACCTGCTGGAACTGGCCGGGCGTTACAACATCAAGGGGGCTGACGCCATCATAGAAAAAGCCATCGGCGTCGTTTCCGACTACGACCGGTATGCGGAACGGGCAGGCGTCAGCGGATATTGGTGCAGCCGGATAAAAGAGGAAACGGGCTACCGGATAGAAAACATGTCCGACGTAGCACGCCACCGAGGAATCGGACGGTAGCCGGGAGAACCGGATTCCGATATGAGGGAGAAAAGAGAAAGGAATGGGGACGCATCCTGCGGTCGTGGTTTCGCCCGCATTCGTGTATGAAACCGTAAGCATAAAGCCCGAAGAACGCGGCACATCGGTAGAGTTGATTTTTCAACCTTTTTCTATATAAGAAATATATTATTTGCACACAAAATCAACTTTCCCAATTTTGAGACAAAAAATATTATCTTTGCGGTTGAAATAGAAAACACATAATATACTGTGGATATAGAACAAAGAAGCAAAATAAACCAGTTGTTGCTTTCCGCCACTCCGAAAGGACTGTTGTTTTCCGCATGGCTGAAAAAGAACGGTTATTCCGACCAGTTGATAAAAAGGTATCGGGAGTCTGGCTGGCTTGCGATGTTGTCAAAGGGAGTCATGTATCGCACGGGAGACACTTTGTCGGCATACGCCGCCTTGTCTTGCTACAACAGGCAATTAGGCAAGACGTTCCGCGTTGCGGCGCATTCCGCGTTGGAACTGTTCGGTTTCAACCACTATGTGCCTATGGGCAAACCGCTGCTGATGGTAGCGCACGGCAAACAGCGTATTCCAGAATGGATACGCACCGATGTTTTCGACAGGGTAATAAAAACGTTTTCTACCGATACGTTTCCAGAGCCGCAAGTTACGACGATTGTGAAAGACGGGGTGGACTTGCCGGTTTCCACTCCCGAGCAGGCGTTCTTGGAGTGCCTGTTACTTGCGCCGCAACAATACTCCTACATGGACTTGTACTATATCATGGAGCAACTGACAACGCTGCGTCCCGATATGGTACAGCGGCTACTCGAAACGACCAAAAGCCTTAAAGTAAAGCGCATGTTCCTCTACATGGCAGAAAAGGCCGGACACTATTGGTATGATACGCTCGACACATCGAAAATGGAGCTGGGAACCTCCAAATTGCAACTGGCAACAACCGGGGCCTATATCTCCAAATACAAAATAACCGTACCCAAAGAACTGAACGAATATGAATGACATCTATAAAAAACAAGTGGCATTGCTGATACGCATTATGCCGTCCGTATATCGAATCAAAGATTTCGCCGTGCATGGCGGAACGGCCATCAACCTGTTCCATAAGAATATGCCGCGCTATTCAGTCGATATAGACCTCACTTATATTCCCATACAGGAGAGGAACGAGAGTCTGGAAGCCATCAACAGCCACCTGCGGACGCTGAAAAACAGCATAGAGAAATCCATACCGGGTATCAAAGTGATTCACAAGCCGAATGTCTGGAAATTGCAGTGTACTCTGGACGGCGCAACCGTCAAAATCGAAGTGAACGGGACAAAGCGGGGGCTCATCGGGGAAACGGAGGAGAAAACGCTGTGCCAACGAGCGGAAACGGAGTTCAATATGACCTGCAAAGCACGTACCGTCTCCTATTCGCAGCTTTACGGGGGTAAGATTGCAGCGGCATTGAGCCGGCAACACCCACGCGATCTGTTCGATTGCAAGTATATGAAAATAGCATCGTTCGATGATGTCAAGGACGGCTTCATACTTTGCCTGACAGGGAGCGACAAGCCTGTCATCGAATCATTACAGCCGAATGCCATCGACCAGACGGAGGCATTGGAAAACCAGTTTGAGGGAATGTCCGATACGCCGTTTACCTACCCGGATTATGAGGAGGCGAGGCACAAGCTCATTCGGCAGGTAAACGATAGCATGACCGAAACGGACAGGGAGTTTCTTCTGTCATTCGAAAACGGCGAACCCGATTGGGAAAAATGCTGTGCCGGAGATTTAAGCCGCTATCCGTCCGTGAAATGGAAATTACAGAATATCGCCAAACTCAAAATGAGCAATCCCCAAAAACACAAGGAGGGAGTGGAAAAACTACGGGCTTTTTTATTTCCGGAACAACGGTAAGCCTTCAACTCTTGAATTTGTATAATGGATGTCTGAGGGAAAAAGAGGGAAAGGAAGCAGAGGGGGGATAAAGGAACAAAAACCAGACAAGAAAACAACCCAAGAAAACACTACAAGAAAGCCCAATAAGCAAGATTTGAGAAAAGAGGAAATTTTGAAGTTCTGCATCGAACCGAAATCGTTGTTTGATATAATGCAGCACGTAAACCTCAAAGCCAGAAAAAACGTGATGAACGTCTATATCAATCCAATGCTTGCCGCAGGGGTGCTGAAGATGACGGAGCCGGACAACCCGACAAGCCGTAACCAGATGTATGTAACGGCAGAGGAAGCCCCGGAACATGGCGAAGCGTGAGCTTGCGAAGTTGCGACATGAGGGAGATAAAAAAAGAAGCTACAAGTTGCCGCAGCCAAAATGATACGCACCATGCCATGTGTGTCTGTCCCCGACATTTGTAGAAAAGGCGCTGTTCTTCTGTTTATCTTGGAGCTATAACGGGACGTCCCGCATCCGGTGCTATCGGTCGCAAACGAAAACACCGCCCCACTGTGTGGTGCGGGCGGTGTGAACTGTTGGCGGTGGCTTGTCAGGCGTGCTGTCCGCTCAACAGCAGGGCGCGTTGCTGCTCGCAGAAGCGGTCGTACTCGGCTTGGTCGGTACCGCTCTCGATAGCGCGGTCGATCACGTCTCCCAGTTCGTCGAAGCATACCTCGTCGTTGACACACTCCACCGCGGCGCCCTTCTGAAGGTAGACTTCGTAATAATCCGCGCCGTTGAGCGCTACAATAACATACCCGGTGTGCAGGCGGCCGTTGACTTCGATCTGCAACGCCGGCATGTCCTTATAGACGGTGGCGGCAAAACCTTCGACACCCCACGACATGAGAACGGGCATAGGTGTCAGCGATACCAACTGTTCGCGGATGGTCCGCGCGATTTCCATAACATACTCTTTTTCCATAACTTTGATATTTAGATGATTGTTTTCAGTCGAACCATTCGGGGTTGCTCTCTTTGAGCACAGCGATCAATTCATCTTCAGGCAGTCTGAGACTGGCAGTATCCGTGAAGTAGAACACTTCATCGTATCGCTGCCGGGCTTCATCATTGACAAAGCCTTCGTTCTGGTCACTGAAGCTGCCCTGCTGGAGGGCATCGAACAGATCGGTCGGGCCGATAATCAATTCGTCGTCTTCATTCGATTTTACCATGCGCATACATAGGCGATGCCGTCGAATTGCAATTCTCTTGTTCTCATACGCCTGTTATTTCAATGGAATGTGTCTTCCGTTCGCTCTGAGGTATTCCATGATTCGCTTCGCCTCCTCGTGCGACGCACGGTTGCGGTCGTCGTAACGGCGGGTTTCGTCCGCCATGAC